GTTTGCTCAATGGCATACAACGCTTCTAACGGCGCTAAGTTTGCCGATCTTTACATGGGTAACTGGCAAGTCTATTACAATTCTCAGTCAGACGCTGACTTTGCCCTAATCGACATCATCGCCTTCTATACGAAGAACCGGGCGCAGATTACCCGTATCTTTCGCGGCTCGGGATTGGGTCAACGCGACAAAGCTTGGCGGAATGATTATGTTGAAACAATGATTCTTCGTAGCTTTGACCATGAGTTACCGCCAATTGATATTGAAGGTCTTAAGCTTCAAATTGAGTCGGCTATTCTGGCGAAGAAAGCCGTTGATGCTCAAATTCAACAAGCGCGTTTGAATGTTCACAATGAAACGGCGCCGGAAGTTTTAGATAAAGTTTTGAAAGAAGCGCCGAAGTCTGTAGAGCGCCGCAAAGGTCAACGAACTTACACAGTTCCGCCCGGTATTGTCGGTATGCTTGCGCAGTTCATTTATGAGGCTGCCACGCGTCCAGTGTTTGAGATTGCATTGGCTGGCGCTGTCGGCCTTCTTTCTGGTGTTGCTGGCCGCGCTTACAACATAAGCGGAACTGGTCTTAACCAATATACTTTGTTACTCGCTCCTACCGGAACGGGTAAAGAAGCAATGCGCGGCGGCATTGACAAGATAATGGCAGCAGTTGCTAACCTTGCACCTAACTCGCATTTGTTCATAGGGCCGGGCGAAATATCTTCACGGCAAGCTTTGTCAAAACACTTTCACCGTCATTCCAAATCGTTCGTCGCTATGCCGGGGGAGATTGGTTTGTGGCTTCAGGAAATCTGTTCGCCAAACGCCGACCCAAACCGTCGCGGCCTTATGAAAATGTTACTAGAGCTTTATAACATTTCGGGACATGGCGACGTATTTAAGGCAACGATTAACAGTCAAAAGGACGATTCCACCGACGCCACTAAGGCGCCTGCTTTCTCATTATTGGGCGAATCAACGCCCGAGGAATTTTACAAAGCACTTGATGAATCAATGATTAGTTCGGGCTTGGTTCCTCGATTCTCTATCATTGAATATAAAGGCTTTCGACCTAAAAAGAATGCCAAAGCGCCATTCGCTAGACCGTCTAACGAGCTTGTACAAGGAATGGCTAGTATTTGTACTAACGCGCTTGCATTGAACGAACAGGATCAAGTTATTAACGTTGGCTATACTGACGACGGTTTAGCTCTGTTCGAACACTGGAATGATTTTTGTGACGAAGAAATTAACGAAGCTCTGCGAACCAGCACAGGCGGCGTGCGCGCTCAACTGTGGAACCGTTCCCATATGAAAGCGTTAAAGTTAGCGGCGACTGTTGCGGTAGGCTGTCACCCTTACGAACCAACGATTAATTACGAGATTGCCAATTGGGCTATCTCGATGGTTCACGACGACACCAAAGCAATTCTAGCTTGCTTCGATTCCGGCGAAATTGGTTTCGAAGGCTCGGAACAGCGGCAGATGGTAGACATTACGGATTGCTTCCGCGAGTATCTTGTTTGCGCGCATTCAGATGTTGAAAAGTACCAAGTTCCGCTAGTTCTACATGCCGAACGCATTATCTCCTACGCCTACGTTTATAAGCGTCTTACGCAGAAAGCATCCTTTAAAGGTGATAGAAGCGGCGGGCGTCCGGCTGATAATATCAAACGAGCAATCCAAACTCTTGTTGATCGCGGCGATATTCGCGAAGTACCGCGTAACGAGCTTCAGAAAATGGGTACATCTGCGCGGGCCTTTATGATAAGCAACCCGCGTGCATTTGGACTATAAAGGGGACGGGTATGTACAATCCAAAAGACGTATATGCTAAGATGGAAGCAATCGAAGACGCATGTTTGTCGTTGCAAACTGCACGCGACAATATGATAGCCCTTAATGCCGGGGACTTCTGTTCAGAAGAATTAGGCGGCATTGGCTATAACAGTCGCGTTGATATGCAAGAGTCCACAGCTAAACTTTATAAAGCAGTAGGCGAGCTTAATACACTGCTTACTTCCGCTCATGGAATGACCGGGGGGGTTTTACGATTCAATCTTAAAGCATATTGCGTTGCCCCAAACTTGTGACAAAGCGCCTAGCGGTTGGGGTTGTTCGCGGGAAGTAGGTCACGACGGACCTTGCGCCGCTATTCAGGATTAACTTTTCAACAGGCAAAAAGAAACCCGGTCTAGGCCGGGTTTTCTATGGGTGGGAATTAACGTTGCTTTCTTTTAATACCCTCTGTGTAACCATCTACCCAGCAATTAGCTTCGAAAGAACCAACAGGATAAGGGTTTGATCCACCTAAATTATTTAGTCCCGCCTCAATTCCTTTAGTATAAGAAAGGTCGGGGTCGGGTTTTGATATTTCGCCACGCCCAATAAAGTTACGTTCTATTTGCTTTTCAGGCAAAGGCGGCAACTCTTCCCAAGTATATTCGTAAGCTAGCGGCCTACGGTCGCAACTTGTAAGTTTGTATACTGTTCCATCATCGCAAAGCGCTAAAGTACACTTCGCCGTTTCTTCCAATTGAATAATCTTACGTTTCATCTTTTGAACCCCGTCAGTGAGAAAATCCCGGCCCCGGCGAGCCCGTCAGATCGCGTACAGAGTGTGGGCAGATACCCTTTGTTACCCCTCGGGTATATCCGGCGGCAGGCGCCCGCGATAGACAGAATCGGGCATAGCTATGAAAATCCCCATAGCGTCCAGCTCCCGCAAAATCTGTTCACGCTCTGTTAGCCAACCATCTATAGCGTTGCCGATATCGGTATAAAGAACGCGCCCGCAATTAAGCCTAGCACTTTCCATTAGATGGACCGTAACAACGGACAATCTATCTACCTTTTCGAAAACGTCAGGTTCCATTTTAATCCGTCCAGTATTGAAATGGTTGGGCTATACCTTCGTTTTGAAGACGCGTATGTTCTAAGACCCACAACAAAGGTGCGTTTGCATCTTTGGCGTTAAGGAACACGCGCCGTTGGCCACTGCCCACACTTGAGCCGTAAACTGTGCCGCCTGTTCGGAAGACGTGGTACGCCTCTTCCTTTGTGATTTCGTAAAGGTTCATTACATGGCCACCGCTTTAACAAGACCGACTAGGAAAGGGGAGAGCAACGCCACGAAAGCTACGGCGCTAAGCACGGTGTAGAAAGTTTTCATTTCGGCATTTCCTCATGTTGGGTACGACGGCCATTTTGAACGGTAACGCGAGCTTTGGACAAGGAAACAAACGACATCGCTTCACCTTCAACCGCGTTCAAAGCTTTGTAATACGTTTCGGAAAACTGTTCATCAAGTTGCTTACGAAGCTTGCGCAGTTTGAAGCGGTCCATTTTGTTTCCTCTGTTTCGTTCTGATGGCCCATTATTGGCCTTCACACACAGCCTGTCAACATTTATTTTACCGACGGAAAAACCCGCCGAAGCGGGTACGTTTTAACGCTGAATCAATCTCGCCAACCTCCTTCGTCCCAACCGGATGTGCAGTCCTGCATTGCCTCTTCGTGCATTTCTTCGTCAGCTTCAGCTTGGGATAGCTTACGATCAACCCATTTTGCAAACGGGCCTTTCTTCTTTTGGCCGAACATATCGGGGATGGCTTTCTCGCGAACGATTGAGGCACACCGCTTAGAACACGAACGAGCCCAACCCCGCGCCCGGTCGGCTGTACGGGCTTCGAACCATGCCCCGCAATTCGGGTTCGCGCACTGATACTTCGCTGTGCTGGCCATTGCTAAAGCCCCTCCCGTTCGAACTCTGCCAATGTTTTGCAACCATGTTTGAAGTAAACGCCGGATGCTTTCAGCTCCTTAACGGCGATTTTTTCTTCCTTGGCACACTCGAAAGGCGCGTTAGCTTCAGCCGACTTGAAGAAAGTACCAACCGTGCAACTATCCATCGAAGACGACGAACAAACGGCGATCCAAAGGAATATTTCTTTCATTTCGAAGCGTCCTTTTCTGCTGTGTCACCAATGGTGAAGAATTGGTTAAGGAATTGTACTTGCGATAGTTGGAAAGAATGAATCTTTTTAGCGCTTTCCAATAGTCCCGTTTTACGTTTAAGCGCGGCCATATCGGAAGCGCGGCCTGTATTAAGCTTTTCAATGTCGGCGGAAAGCTTAATCATAAATCCGTCAAATTTAACAACACCTTTCCAGTGATGCAAACGAAGCTTGCGCAAGCCGTCTAGTTGTTCTTGTGTGATTTCCATTATTTTTTACCCTGTAAGTATTCGCAAGCTTCGTTGTTCTTGGCGTACATTTGCCGCTCGCCTTCTTCGGCTTTTTCTTTTAGCTTTTCGCTGTCAAAGTCCTTAGCCCAATCTAACATCCCGCTTCTGTATACCGCTATGGAAATACAAAGCTCTGTTAATAATTCATCGCAAGTTTTAGCTGTCATTTTCAGCATTCCTCAAACAAGTAGTTGAAACAAACTTCGAACACTCTCATTGCGGTATCTTCGTCCATCATTGCGAAGTGACAAAGCTTAGGCTCGATACCAGTTGCTTTGCTTAGCCACTCGTAAGCGGCGCTTCTGTTAATGATCTTGCGCTTAACCATCCGTTCGCGCTTAACATCGTAACAGTCTTGTATGCTTTCATACTTCACTCTACAGATGCACTGAAACGGCGCCTTAGCGGCCTTTCTAGCGTCACGTATAAAGCTGTCGGCCATAAAGCCTAGAGGTAAGTCTGTTTCAGGATGCAGGCCAACATAGGCGCGACAGTGTGGGCACACATAACAGTAAGGCCAAAGACCGTAAGGCTTGCCGTAAACCTCTTCGTTACCGACCAAACGAACACCAGAAGTTCCGCAACAGTCGCATTCGGTCGGCGGCTTAATCCAATGGTTAACTCGCTTCAATGCTCTGCGCGAAACGTGTGGCAATGGCGCAGGCGGAGTTAGCTTTACGCGAGCGAAACAACGCGGGTTTAAGCCGTCTTCGACTTGCATTAAAACGCCTTCGACTTAAGCCAGTCGCGCATTTTTCCCCAGCTAACACCGTCTAGTAATTGAAACGGTGGGTTTTGAAACAAAACAGCGGGGAATTTAACTAGCAATTCATGTTCATAACCGGGACGCGTGTTATATGCCAAGAAATAGTGAAGGCCGCGTTTACTTTGAACCATGCGAACAACTGGCGTTGGCTTACCGGCGCGTTTGTTGAACTTTGTTTTCTGCATTTCAAACACTCCTATTCTGGTACTGACAAAGCCCCAGTTAAGGGGCTTGAGGTTGGCGCTATGATTAAATTCGTGTTTTGGCTGGTCTGGTTATTACGCCGTTTGTTGAAAGGTCCAAACCGCAAGCGGTCAACGCAAAGCCGCGATTACCTTTGTCGCCGTTTGCTACTACTTCAAAGCCAAGCACTTCAAGAAACTGACGGGCGTGTTTGCCGTCAAGGTCTTTACATTGCTCATACCCATCTTTCCAGCCAACGCTTGGGCCGTAGCCTTTGGTCGCATAGCTTTCTTCGACGCGATTCAACAATTCTTGTTTGGTCATTTTGGGAATTCCTGTTTGGTTGTTCGTTTCGATGTGATGATATTAATCTGCTTCACACACAAGCGCAAGCTTTATTTTAGAAATCCTTTAGGAAAATAGGACCGCCGGTAACGCGTTTGCCTTCGGCGTCCTTCCAAATGATTTCGCCGGTCACGTTACCCATTTTGTACTCTTGCCTAGCGACGATTATATAAAAGCAGCCGCGACCTTCACCCGTTACCAAATATCGGCCTTTGAAATGCAATGCCTTATCCCAAACTTTCGGCATTCCCTTCGGCTTCCACAACAGCTTAACGAAGCGGTCAATGCCCTTGAGCGCGGGTGAAGGTTCATTGCCCACACTGATAACTTCAATCGGCCCGTACTCGTTGACGCCAACCATTCGTTCTTCATTCCGGGTTATCAGGTTCTTTCCCGTTCGCTTGGCGCTGGCTTCCGAACTGGCTAAGCCTAATAGTTCTTTCTCATTGCCGAAACTATCCAGCCACAACACACGGCAAACATGGGTTACGTACGGGAGAGCGGACGAAACGCGCCCTATTGGTTCACCTTCGAAGCGGTAGTAATAAACGTATTGTTCGTTCATCCTTCTACCTCTTTCTTTACTTCCTCTTTGAATTTGTCGCGCAGGCCATTGAACAAATCAAAGTTAGGTTTTGTGTATGCCACTTCTAGCGCGTACTCGATTGCGTTAGACAGAAGCAAATCATTCATCATCGACCGAAGCTTACGATTGGTCGCACGCACGCCGCTTAGCTGAATGTTACGTTTCGAAATCTGCGCGTTTGAATCTCGCAACGCCTGTTTAAGTCGGGCAATCTCTTCGTTTGCCTCTTCAAGCTGAATGCGCCCCCAACGAATCTTTTCGCGTAAGTCTGACTGTTGTTCGCGCAACATCTTGTTTCCGTGCTTGATCGACATTACGAATCGTTCCTTAATCCGGGCATTTTAATAATTGCTTCGATGAACTGTAGTTCTTCAGGTTCAAGCGCGTTCAACTGGTCAAAGCTAAGCACGTTGATTGCAAGCATTCGGATTAACCCTTCGGCTTTCTCTGCGCGATCCTTCATTTGGTCTAGCTTGCCTTCGTCTTGCAATGCATCCAAGACGCGATCCCGCAATGCGTCGGCGTCTGCTTCAGTATCGCCAATGCATCCTATGCGTTGATACCAAACGCCATTGGTTCCACCTTGGGGAGTCTTATGGTCAATGCCTGCTTCCCATTTGTCATAACGTCCCGGCTTCTCTGTATCGCCTGCTTCGAATTCGTATTGCATTATTTATCTTCCTTTATTAATAAAGTGTGTTTGTCCAAGCAATTGCGTTGCCGTCGAACATTCGTTGCGCTTCCGCCTTGCTGATTCGCTTGATGGTCGCAACCGGCTTACCTTCGTAGCCGTAAGCTTCGGCTCGATGCTCAGCGTACCATTTGGCTTTCTTGTGTGTCTCTTCTTCTAGAACAATGTCGTCTTCGACTGAGCCATAGTCGCTACGGGTTAGCGTCACTTGAAAGAACATTACTTACGTCCCTTCTTAGCCAATCGTTTAGCTTGACGACGTTCGTACCGAGTCGTGCGGGCTTGTCGGTTAGTAGCTTCTTTGTTCATTCGCTTTACTCCTAAGCGGCCCCGAAGGGCCATGATTGGTTAGCTTATTTGCAAGAGCGGGCCATGAATTTTTCGGTTGCCTCTGTGACCATGCTGCGAGCGCTGTGCTTGTCGTCACCAGCCGTCACAATCGCATCGATCGCCTTGTCAGTCATTGCATTTAAGCGCTTACCATTGATCGCGCCTTTTGCATTCTTCGGTGCTGTTTCGCAATCTTTGACCAGCTTGATTAGGATGTTTGCAATTTCAGTGTTCATTTTCGTTTCCTTCTGTTCGCTTGGTTGATGTGCCTATCTTACCGCACACCTCACACCTTGTACACCCCTATTTTTGATGATTCTTCACACCCGTAAGAATCGAAATGTATAAACAAATGGCCTTGCTAACCGGGTACACCCCTTAGCCTGTATGCGTCTCAGCTTCGCATATATTAAATATGTAACCTATATCCAAAAGGGTGCATAGGGTGTAAGGGTTTCGAGCACGAACACCCTAATAACGTAATTCAATTCTCCTTCTCTTTATATATTTAATATATATATATATTAATAGTATAGATAAACCAAGGGCTACAGCCTGTTTAGGAGAGCATTTTTCTATACATTTCGATTCTTATGGCAAGATTGCAACAGGGGTGTTGACAGGCAAGGGTATAAGGTGTAAGGTATGTTGACTTAATTAATACGGAAATATCATCATGCTTCCCGAATACATCCAACATTCGAACGCAGTTAAGAAAGTAGCTACCGAGGGCAGCGGCTCACTGTGGGCATTAATTAAAGATGGTTTCGAGCAATGCCCCGCCGGTCTGTCGTTTCCTTTCAAATTGCCTAAAGACAAATCCGGCAACCACCTTCGTTCGCTAGTCAGTAAGAAGGCTAAGGCGTACGGTCGCAAATACGTTGTCGTTAAACATGAGGGTGATTGGTACGAAATCGCCCGCATCGTTATCGAAGATCAACCGGACGTTTCTAGCTGGAAGGCGCAAGAATGAATCCCGATAAAATGCAACGTCGAAAGAATCGAATTAATGAAGAAGCAAGGCGAGAACGCGAGTTAGCCGCCTACCACCTTGCTAATCGGCATGTTTCAGATAATCCGATTCGAATTGCCGATATTCCATATACAAAATTCGAAGGTTTAAACAATGAACATTGAAGAAGAACGTAAGGCGTTTGAAGCCGAAGTGCTTAAGACAATGGAACCCGGTTTTCTTCGCCGTTGGCTAGTTGACGGTGTAGAGCAATATGGTCTGTACGAATGCCAATATAACTTCGATATTTGGCTTGCCGCTAAAACGCACGCTGCTGAAATGGCTAAGCCTGTGGCGACTTGGTATGAAACCATGGGCGATAAATTCGCGCTTGTTTGTTCTGGCGATAACGAACGCCGCCTTTTCGAGTCAGTGGCTGAGGCTAAAGTGTGGGCACAAGCAAATGGCTATCGAGTGGTGGACGAATAATGGATAGATTCCCGCAACCGCCTGACCCGCCAGAAGAAGGCAATTGCAGACGTTGCGATTGCTGGATTACTCGCGACGAACTACTAATAGACGGTTGCACTGAATGCGACGATCTATTGATAGACGACATGCGTACTCTTTGGGACGGAAGGCCGAAGGATGAACCGATAAGCGAAATCCTGTGTCCGATTTACGTTTTCGACCTTAACGAAAGACCTAAACAACCTTGCGATTTTGTTTGGTTGGATTGGCGCTATTCCGAACCTAATTGGGGAAGTGTACTTTAATGCTTGTTGAAATCATTTATTACCGGGGCGCCGAAGGCTGGCATATTAGAACAGCCGAAGGGAAAAGAATTCTACATACAGGCTTCGACACTAAGGCCGAAGCCGAAGAGTTTGCACGCAACGAACGGTATGAGGTGAAGGGATGAAATACGAACAATTGGTTGAATGGGTAAACGAAGCTTCTGTTACTTCGGGGCTTGACGTTCGTTGTGTGCATTTGACTAACGACAACTACACGCAACTTATGTCTGATGTTTCAATTCGACATTTAGCCTTAGCCACAAAAGATGGGACAATGCTTTACGGGGCAATAATCAAGGTTGATAAAAACCTAAGCGAGCAACCCGGCTACTTCATTGAGTATGCCGAATGAGCATTACTAACTGGCAAGGCATTGCAGGACATGCCGCTCGATGCGTCGATAACAAGGCGCTTAAACAAATCCGTTACGTTCGCGTTAGTCCGCGCATGTATCAAGAGCTAGGCGACGAAGTGTTTCCGGTCGTTGATGGCAAATTGACTTTTGCAGGATACGAAGCTAAACTTGACGCTAGTATCAGAGATATTCATATCGTAAGGGTTGATTAATGTTCGCGCCATTGTGGAACCTTATAATTCAAATGCTAATGCTTGCACTGCAAGTGATAACTAGCTTTTGGTTTGATAATGAATGGGATTGGGACTTGGAAGGTAAGTAATGACGCTTAACATTCTCACTTACACAAAAGATGGCGCACGTTTGACCGGATTCGATGGCGTTGATTACACCGTTCTTTGTGCGTGCGGTGGCACGTTCAAGAAAACAAAACGTTATATCATTCGGCCACACATTAAGCTTCGCTGCTATACTTGCTATGTAGAAGGTCAGCGGGAAGCAACACGGGCAAGGATGAATGCAAAGTGAATAAGATGTACAAAAAGTTGAACACTCTTAAAGAGGCGGGCATTTGGTTTAATCGAGTGCCATACCGTCCGGGTGCATACAGTTGGGAGTCCATATTTGAAGGGAAGCGAATAGCTAAGGGGGCTTTGTTCTGGCATTGCGTTCGCAATACTTGGAACTACGTTCAAACACTTAAACAACAGGTATAATCAAAATGAGCACTCTACGCGACTCGCTAATCCAAAAGCTATGGGCAGTACACAACGAAGGCCGTCATCCGGTCGCTATCAAGATGCATCATAAGCTTTTATGCTACTACATCCGTGAAGACGCTGAATTCTTCGACGAATTGGAATACGACGAAAACGGCTGGCTATTTCAAACTATACCTATTAAAATAGATTCTTGGGCCACTCATGAACCAATAATCCAAAGTGAGGTAAGGAATGACCAGCGAACAGGATAAAGATTCAGAAGTGACGGTAATCCGCATTGTGCAATACAAAGGCAGTGCGGATGCTGTGCGTTCGGCTTTAGCTAAATCCTTGCCTCTTGGCGTTAAATACGTCGTAGGCTATACGCTGACTGTAGCCGAACATTCCTCTAATCTTCCGCCCGCTATCGAGCTTGACGCATCGGAAGTAAACGATGTGATTGGCGGCGTCCATTGTACGGGGCATGTTGACTACGCTCACACTATGTTTGGCGACATTCGACATTGCTGCTTCTGTTCATCTGCTGAATGTGAAGGAGGTTGTCAGAATGAGACAAACAGATAACATCGAACCCGGCGACATCGAACAGCAACTTAAGCCCGGTTGGGTTCCCGATGGTTGGGAGCGTGGCGACCCGATAACCTTTAACAAAGGTTTGTATCAGTTTTCGTTCTTTCGCTTTCTGCAAGTGCCGTACACAAAGCAAGATGAAAGCGGCCCGCCTGTCTGCGAAGTGGCGTATGCTTTTGAAAACTACCGGCTTCGCGAGTTCGAAGAATGGCTTTCATGGTGGAACTATGAATAGCCCGTTTCTTTGGCACTTCAAACGCTTAGTCCATAGAATGGCCGCTCACGCAATAGTTGCGGCTAGTCGCAAGATTGTTAGAACGGGGCAATATCCAAAACGCAAGTTATTCAGAAAGGTGAAGAAATGCAAATAAATAACAATCGGGAAATGCGGGCGTTGGAAGACCGAATGAAAGCTACTGTTCGTGAAGCTGACGCGGCTCAAACGGCATACCTTGACGCGGTTACAGGCTTCAAGCTTTGTCCCAATCAACTGTGCGGAAAGTTCAAAGCGCCTTGCCCGGTAGAGTGTGGGCAATGCAACGGAACGGGATGGGTGAAGAAATGATAGCACCCGCTTGGCTGGCAAGACTTCTGCCGATTACCCCGACTTCGAAGGTAAAGGTTAGCGATCCAATCACAGGCGAAGAGGCTGTGATTATCTCTAAGCGTTTGCTTATTGAAAAGTTAACCGCTGCTTACGAAGAAGGTTCGGAAGATCAATAAAACGGGTACGCTACTAAAGCGGCTCGCGACCAATATGTTAAAACCGTCTGTGAGGAACTAAGCCTGTGAATAAATCAGAAGTTGAACTTCAAAACGTAACCGACATTATGAACGCTATGCCTGCCGCTGAAAAAGCGCTGTGTACTGCAATGATTTCTTCGCTAATGGCATCGGTTGGTAATCCGATTCATGGGCGTACATTCATGATCGCGGTGGCGTACACGAACTGCCAAGTTGCTGTACACAACATAAAAATGGGATTGGTCAACGAAGACGGGTCGATTCCAGAAAAGTTTATGAAGGGTGACGGTCGGGCGTTCGGCGGCGTTAAGGCTGAAGTTATCGCAGTTGATGAATGCGAACAAACTTTAGACGAAGCGTTAGAAGCGCGAGCTAAAGAAATTTATGAAGGTTGGCTCACGAAAAACGGTTTCATTAAATGGGTTGATCGTGGTAATTCAATTATGCAAAACGAAGCCCGAGCCCAAGCGCGAAAAGAGTTCAACGAAACGACGTTTAACTAATCCGCTAACCGGCCCGCTAAATTGCGGGCTTTTTCTTGCGTTTAATTTGAAGATAGGCTAAGGTTAGCTTCTATTTAGGAGTGCGAAGAATGAACAATCCTCACATTTATCTTTGCGTTTACAACTCAATGAAGCGTTGGCGGGTTGCTCGTCAGCCTAGGAAGTGGTCCAGCCTTAGCTATAAAGAACGCGCTAAGATTAACGAAGCATATGCATTTATCCTTAACTTAAACAAAGAAAGAGAACGTAAAGAATATGAGCAACGCGAAGCCTACCGAGCCGAAAAGCTTCAACACGCAAACCGGGACGCTGAAGTCTAAGCTTGAGGCTGTCGGCGTTAAGTTCGTTAAATCGATCAACGGTCAAGTCTGGTACGCCGAAGTTGACGGCCATCCGGTTTCGCGTCATCGTGAGCTTTCTATCTGTGTTAAGGAAGCCGGTAAGGCTTTGGGGGAAATATGAGCGAGTTATTAAGAGCGACTATCGCAGTGTTATTAATCCCAACTGTTGCTTATTACTACGCTAAAGGTGATATTGCTAAAGCGCAGTTTTGGGCAATCATGCTTATCTATAATTCGGTGGCTTAAATGCGAGTAATTGAAAAGAAAGTAGGCAAGTCAGTTAGCCCTGAAATGCTCGACATGGCTAAGAACCTTCGTAACCTTGCAACGCTCGTTGAAGGTGGCACTTGCGTTGCTGTAGCCATTGCGTGGCTGCAAACAAGCGACGACGGACACACAGCGCATAACACATTCTGCGCAGATAACGGCAGGTATACGCTTATGGGCGCTGTATCGGTTCTTCAAAACAAACTAAGCTGGCAGATTGGCAAAGATGGAGAATAATTATTCTCCCGAGTTTCTAGGCGAAGCACCGATAAAGAAAGGCGCACCTTATCCCGCTACGTTTGCCAAAGAATCGGAACATAGCCATCAGGTTGCTTTGATGGCATGGGCCAACCTTCCGCCTGTGCGCGAAGCCTTCCCAGAACTACGTTGGTTCCACGCTATCGGCAACGGTGGCAGCCGTGGCGACACTGCGCAGTCACGACGTATAGAAGGTGGCAAGATGAAAGCCGAAGGCGTAAAGCCCGGCGTGTCTGACACAATGCTACCTGTACGGCGTGGCGAGTTCCCCGGCTTCTATATAGAGCTTAAGAAAATGCCCGGCGCGGGCGTTGGCCCAAGCGACGAACAACTAGAGTTTGGCGAGTTCGTACAGTCGCAAGGTTACGCGTTTATGGTTTGCTACGGTTGGCGCGAAGCTAGAGACATGCTTATTGCGTACCTAACTCAGAAGTGGTAAGCTTCGTTAAATTCATCGCTAGAAGGAAAAATAGAAATGGGATGGCCTATTTACGTTTATTCATGGGTTGAAAAGTCTAAAGGCTTTCCGAACCTTGGGTACGAGTATGTAGAAGTATACGGCGGGCGAAGCTGGATTAAAGCAATTCTTGCCGCGCGCAAAGCTAAGAAGGACGGCGCAGGCTGCGTTAAATTGGAGTGGCGGTAATGACCAGACCAAAAGGCCAACCGTTCGTTCGTAAGCGCGAACCACGCGTAACCTTTACCCCCTGCTGTTACGCTGCTGTTTACTGCAATACTCACAAATGCCCTATTTGCGGCGATCTTACACCAGCTGGTCACGCAGCGGACTTAAGGAAGTCGCTAAAATGAGTACAGTGCCGATCATTGAAAGCGAAGGTGACAAGCATCTAGCCCGGTTGTTGCTCTGTGTTGCGAACTACGGTTACGCGCTAGAGAACAGCTTAATCAACCCTGACTTCTTGAATCGCACGGACAAAGACCGATTTACTACGGCGTCCTCAGAGCTTGACGAAGCGACAGCCGCCGCAAACCGACACCTTTACCGCCAGCTTTAAACCAAAAGGCCCGCATCGATAGTGTGGGCATTAATAGAAGGGGTTTCGCAATGAGAGTTCGTATTTTCTTGGCAGGTGTAGCAATCGCGATTGTTTACGGAAGCATAGGGCACGCTGACTACACCGAAGCGAAGAAAACCGAAGCCCGTTATTGTGCAAACGTCAAGTCTAAGCTGTGGCCCGACTACCAGAAAAACTTTAACGATATTTGCAAAAAAGATGTTGACACTAACAACGGCTGATATAGAATGAAGCCTCGAAAGCAAACAACCCCGAATTCTTACAACCCCGTACAGGTGAACTGAAAATGAAACTGACTCAAGCATCCATTACTCTTCTGGCCGCAATCATCGCCGCCACCGACGCCAACGGCTTCGAATCCGGTTGCGGTTACGTCGCCGCTTCTTACCCGGCTGGCAAAGCCTTGATCGAAAACGGCTTGATTGACGTAAACGCAGATGTAAAAAACGAAGCTGACGAAATCGGCGCCCGTCCTTCCGTCGCCGGTCGCGAATACGCCAAGTCTGGTGTTCTGCCGACTGATGACATCGCTGGCGATAACAAGACCGAAACGAAAGGCCCGGTTGTCCGCAAGTCCTTCGAAATCGAAGAAGCGCTGCCACTGCCGCCGAAGACCCGCGCTCCAGTCGAACAGCTTTACCCGTTCGATGCTCTGCAAGTCGGTCAATCGTTCTTCGTTGCCAATTCCGACGTTAAATCGGGCGCAGCGTTCAAGACTCTGCAAAGCACCGTGAACAGCGCGAACGCTCGTTACAGCGAAGAAACCGGCGAAACCCGCCCGAACAAACGCGACCCGAGCAAAACCGTCCCTGTGACCCGCGCAACTCGCAAGTTCGAACTGCGCCATTCGGAAAAGGTTGTTGATGGTGTGGCCGTTCAAGGCGCCCGCGTGTTCCGCGTTGCTTTGACCGCCGAGTAAGGCCGCTGCAAAAGTTCATCGTCTGGTTATTGCTGGTGTGGCTATCCAGACGAATACAAAGCGTTGAGGGGCGCTTAATCCCCTCAACCGACTATAGGGAAAACGGGCGCACAGTCGTAACGTTCCCAAGCCGGTGGCGGCAAGGCTTGCTTAAGGTGCAAGTGTCTACCCAACCCCACACCATTGCCTAAAAATTGGGCTGTAAAGCCCGAATAAGTGAAAACCCGGCCAAGCGCCGGGTTTTTGCTGTCTATCGCTTAGCCGTGCTGGCGCTGTGCCTTTTTGGCGGTTATCCTTGGGGCCAACCACACCTCACAGGCTAACGGCTATGACCGGCACGACAGAAGGCAACCAACGCGTGATAGATGCTAAATTTCCCCTCACTTGGCTTATCGGTTGTTCGTGCGCAATCGTCTTTTCTATGGGCGGGGTGTTCGTGCAAATTAACTCAGTTGCCGCGACGGTTGCTAAAATCGAAACTAAGACCGATATAAGGGACGAACGAACTAATGTTATCTCCCAAAACATTATCGCGCTACAAGGCGAAGATAGAACCCAACAAGCACAAGTTGCGCGGGTTACTTCCGACATAGCGGACCTTAAGCGCGATGTAGAGGAAATGCGAAGGAAACAACAATGGGCGCCAAAATGAAACTAATGGACGGTTGGCAAAAGTTTTATAAGTATTGGTCTGTTCGCTTGGGGGCTTTGGGGGCCGCTGTTGCTTCGGTTCTTATCGCGTTTCCTGATATCGCCTTGAATGCTTGGGCGATTCTTCCCGACGATTTAAAGGCGTTCATTCCGCCGAACTACATGCCGTTAATTGGCGTTGCAATCTTCGTTCTTTCGATGGTTGCTAAGTTCATTCCACAACCTAAACTTCGTGCGGAGATTCAAAACAATGACAGCGCCAAATAATACAGTTGACCAGCTTAAGCGCGACGAAGATACCGTTCTTTATGTTTACCAAGACTCTAAGGGGTTTTGGACAATTGGAACGGGCATTCTCGTTGACAAGCGTCGGGGCGGTGGATTGCTGCCTGAAGAAAACGAGTTCATCCTTAACAACCGAATCAAGTTGAAACGAGCGGAGCTAATACGGCGCCTACCTTGGGTTACAGGGTTGGACGAAGTACGTTTTGCAGCGTTGGTTAACATGGCCTTCCAAATGGGGGTTGACGGCTTGCTAGGTTTCAAGAAAGCGTTGTTGCTGGCAAGTGTGGGCAAATATGCAGACTCCGCCCGCGAAATGCTCGATAGCAAATGGGCAAAGATTGATAGCCCGAACAGAGCAAAACGAGTTGCTAAACAAATGGAAACAGGTGTTTGGCAATGATGGCAAAAATCAGGCAGTATGGTGCAATCGCCCTTGCTGCGCTTACTGCTTTGTTTAGTGTTTGGTACGCCGGTAAAACAAAAGGCGAAGCGAATGCAAAAGTTAAAGCCGCCGAGCAACGCACCGTTGACCAAGAAGAACTTAAGGTTAACGAAATTCAAAAAGCTGAAGCCGCCGCACAGGCCGAAGTTAAAGCAATAGGTAACGCTCATGAGCAATCGAATGAAGTTACTTCTATGTCTGACGCTGACGTCCTTAGCGAGTTGCGCCGCGACTGGACCGACCGAAGTTCGAACCGTTAAGGAACTGGTTTACGCGGCGCCTGTCGTCATTGACACATCGTGCAAATGGGTAAAGTTCATCCGTGTAAATTCTGAAGACGATGTAACCGTAACAACCGCCCGCCAGATACTTGCCCACAATCGCGCCGTAATGTCCAATTGCGGACGCGGAATCATCCCCGCCAAATAACTTTGTTTCTTTCATAGTTCGCTGTATAGTTCGTTCAACTTTGACAAGACTATGAACTATGGAAGATCAAGCGCGAGAAAAGACGGCCTACGCCGCATTACTCTATAACCAGCCGGGGGTCAATCCCTTTCAGGCTGCGCTGACGCTTTTTCCAGATACTGCTGTCGCCCTTCGTGTATCCCAAAATTGGCCGCGTGACGAATTCGTCTTAGATGAAATCGCCCGTTTCGTTGGCGCTGATTCGACCGCTGAAAACTACATACCGACAAAAGAAGACTTACTTAAAAAGATTTGGGGTTGGATCGACGGCCCGACATCGGGTCTTATGTCGTTTGATGAAAAGATTAAAGCGGCAAAGTTGTTCGCTGAAATTGGTTCGATGATTGCACGCCCCGAGCCTGTTAAGCCCGCCGATAGCACCGTTAATCACAAGGTTTTTATGTACAGGGATCATGGGCCGGACGAAAGCTGGGAAGACAAGCTACTTCGCCAGCAACAAGGCTTGATGGAAGACGGCCTTAAAGAGATTACGGGTGAAGTAATTGCAGGCAATTAACCTCTATAAAAATGAATGGCGTCCTATCCCCAACTCTTCGCAAGAATTAGCGCTCGATAGTCGCTGCAATGAAACTTGCTTTACTGGAACACGCGGCCCCGGTAAGACTGACTGTCAGCTGGCGTTTTTTAAGAAGTTTGTTGGCATGGGCTACGGCTCGCATTGGAAGGGTGTTATATTCGACCAAGAGTATAAAAGCCTAGATGATATCGTTGCTAAGTCGCACCGTATGTTCGGTGATTGCGGCGACGGTGCGCAGTTCAAACGCTCGCTAACGGATTACAAATGGGTTTGGCCAACTGGCGAAGAATTGTTGTTCCGTGAGTTTAAAGACGAAAAGACATACAGTAAGTATCACGGGCAAGAATTCCCATACATTGGCTGGAACGAATTAACCAAATGGCCGACTATTAGTTGTTATGACATGATGATGTCTTGCAACCGATCTTCGTTTGTTCCTGAGTTCAACCCCAAGTACACCGCCGACGGTAGAGAATACTTTCTCCCGCCTATTCCGCTTGTTATATTCAGCACAACTAACTCTAGTGGCCCCGGCCATAATTGGGTTCGTCGTCGTTTCGTTAATCATGGCTATGGTAAAGTTATTAAAGAAACTTGCACTGTGTTTAACCCGCGCACTAAAAAAGACGAAAAAGTTACGCGCAGTCGCGTTACGATCTTCGGCACTTGGAAAGAGAATATTTACCTTTCCACAACTTACATTGCCGGTCTTATGCAGAACACCGACCCAATGCTAAAGCGTTCGTGGTTGCTTGGAGATTGGGACATTGTTAGCGGCGGTGCCTTCGATGATCTTTGGTCGCGTCCGCGTCACGTTCTGCCCCGTTTTAAAATACCGAAAGGCTGGCGCGTAGATAGGGCGTTCGACTGGGGTTCAACGCATCCGTTTCACGTTGGCTGGTTTGCCGAAGCGGACGGCGAAGAAGTTATGATTTTTAATCCGCAAACTGGACAAATCAAAATGTTTTGTCCTCCCGCCGGTACGATCATTCTTATTAACGAATGGTACGGAACAGAAGAGATTGGTACGAACAAAGGTTTGAAGATATCCGCTAAGAATATCGCTATTGGCGTGAGGGATATGGAAATTGAAATGATGCAAGAAGGCTGGATACTTGAACAGCCTGAAGCTGGCCCCGCTGATAATCAAATCCGTGATGTTGTGCAGGAAGATGTAGAAACAATTGAAATCAAGATGTCTGAAGAAGGTATCAAATGGACACCTTCGGATAAGTCAGCGGGTAGCCGTCGAAACGGTATGCAGCTATGCCGCGACCGGTTAGAAGCGGCGCTAACTGGCGAAGGCCCGGCGTTCTATGTTATGGACAACTGCCTAGCTACGCTGGAGATTTTCCCGGTTCTACAGCGCGATAAAAAGAAGCCCGACGACATCGACACGAAGACAGAAGATCACCCTTGGGATACTATCCGTTATCGTTTGCTTGCTAGCCCTAATCGTCATGCCAAAGACGTACCAATTAAAACCCATTAAGGAGATTACCCCATGGCCGATCTTGTGCCGCAAAGCCCCGGTACTACCGAAAACGTACAATACATTCGCCCCGAACTTGAAAAGGTTCTAAACCGTTACAACATTATCCGCGACGTTATCGGCCAGAAGATTGATGAGCTAGGTCAAAAGTATTTGCCTTGCCCTAGCGGTAAGATGGACCGCGACCGAACCGACGACGATAAGCAGAGATACGCCAACTACGTTCTTCGGGCCATTTTTTATAACTTCGTCGGTCGCACACTTACCGGATTTGTCGGCCAAATCTTTAGCCGTGACGCTGAAGTAACTGTACCTGATCGCTTGAAAGCTATTATCAAAGACGCAACCGGCGACGGCCTGAGCCTTGAACAGCTCGCCAAAGACGCGTGCGGAGAAGTGCTAAGTGTGGGTAGATACGGGCTTTTCGTTGATTACCCTTCACTTACTGACCCGGCAACACTTGAACAAGTAGAGAAAGGTTTAATCCGGCCAACGATTACACCGTATCTTGGCGAAGATATCACGAACTGGAACACAAAGAAAATTAACGGGCTTAACGTCCTTTGCTTCGTCGTGTTGTGCGAAAAGTATTTTTCTAACGATAATTTGTTCGAGCCTGAGTTTAAAACTCAATGGCGCGTTTTGGACTTGGACGATAAAAACCAATACCGAATTCGAATCTTCAAAGAAGATAACAGCGCGCCAGAAGTAATTACCCCGAAGGCTAACGGCAAACCGCTCGATTTCATTCCGTTTACTTTCATAGGCGCCGTTAACAACGATCCTTGCCCCGACCTTCCGCCGATGTATGACATGGCGATGATTAACATCGGTCACTACCGCAACAGCGCCGATAATGAAGAAAGTATTTTCTTCAGCGGGCAACCTACGTTTATCGTAACGGGCATTAAAGAAAATTGGCTTAACAAGATATTAGGCGGCGTTATACGGTTCGGTTCCCGGTTCGGTATTGCGCTCGAAAAAGACGCAGACGCTAAGGTTATTCAAGCATTGCCAAATAGCGTCGTTCGTGAAGGCATGGTAGACAAGCAAGAACAGCTTGCAAGCATGGGCGCAGAGTTCCTTAAAGGTCAGACTGTAACGAAGACCGCAACCGAAGCTTCCATTGATGATTCTTCGCGTACTTCGGCTATATCCAACGCCGCTAAAAACGTTAGTGCCGCTTTCCAGTTCGCTCTAGAATGTGCCGCTATATTCCAAGGTGCCGACGAAAAAGAAATCGTATTCAAGCTTAATTCTGAATTCGATCTTACTCGTATGACCGATGGCGAACGCGCACAGCTTATCAAAGAATATCAAGCGAACGGCATTACTTGGAAAGAGTGGCGCGGCGCGCTTCACAAGGCAGGTATTGCAACAGAAAATGACGAAGACGCTAAAAAGGAAATTGCCGATAAAGAAGCCGATGAAATCGCAAAAGCCGCTAAGGAGTTTGCAGCTACTACGCTCGACGCTGAAGGTAAGCCTATTGCTGTTCCAGTCGTTCCCGAGGCTGCATAAATGGATATCGCAGCCGCAAGTAAACTGTTTGACATCGTGACAAGGCAGTCTCTTTACGTCGAACAAGTTAAGCTTGGCGAAACGCAAAAATTCGCGGCTGTTCTTATGGATATCGAGGAAGAGTTTAAAAAGCTTCTTCCTCGATTGAAATATGAAACACTCGACGGATTAAGCAAAGCGCAGCTTAATATATTCCTCAAAGACTTACGCATTTCGCAGACGCGAGTTTATACACGTTATCAAAAACAATTGATCGAACGTTTGCAAAACTTTATGGCGGCGGCAACCGTCCAGACTATGCAAACGTCGGCTTCATTTTATGCCCACAATTTCGAAGCGTTGGAAGACGAAGAAGAGATTGAGCTGTTGTCTGTAGCTAAATCGAAGCTAGTCATTGAAGAAGCAATGAAGGCTAACGACAATACAAGCCTGTTTGGGTTCGCTGTGCTGGCCGGTACGTCCGCTGCCTTTGGCTCGCTGTGGTCGCGCATCCGTAACGCGCCTATGCCGTCCGGGGGCGCCTTGCCGGTGGACTATGTGAACTTCGCCATAGCTAAGGCGATGCTCGACGTAGAAAACGCGGTGCGCAATGCTTGGGCCAACAAGAAAACAATCTCTGAGCTTAAGGCCGATATTATCGGCGGTACTATTCCCCGGACAACGGCGGACGGAAGTAAAAGCGAAGAAACGGTTACGGGCGTTCTCCCTAAAGTTAATAACGCAATGCGCGGCGTAATCAACACTGTAATGCAGCACGTTGCACAGCAAAGCTTAGCGGCCGTCAACAGCGCAATCTGGCCAGAATATGTGTGGGTATCGATCATAGACGACCGCACAAGCGATATCTGTTTCTATCGTAACGGTAAGGCTTGGCGCTTCGGTGAAGGTCCGTTGCCGCCTGCACATAACCATTGCCGTTCGCACGTTACGCCATCCGATTCGTTCAACTCGGGTTTCGTTGTGCCTTCGTTTTACGAGTGGCTTAAAGCCCAACCTGAAAGCTTTATTAACGATGTATTCGGTAGTACAATCGGCGCCAAGTTCTCTAACGGTACTATTCGCCGTGCTGACTTCGACAAGTTCAAACCGACAAACTCTAAAACAATTGCTGACTTCCTTGCAGGAACCGGCAATCTAATCTAAGTCCGGCGAAGCTGGACACAAAAATAGGCGGTGCTTATCATGGCTTTGAAACGTAAAATTACTAAAGACGAATACGATGCTTTGTCGGATGTTTTGAAAGCAGAATATAAAGGCGATGGCGCCGGTTATGTTCTGGACACCGAACCTGACGAAGATACAGGCGCTTTGCGTAGTGCGCTTGACCGCTTGAAAGAAGAAAAGCGCGTTCTGCAAGAAGCTGAAGCCGAACGCGCCCGCACAGAAGCCGACCGTATTCGCGCCGGTATCTTGGCCGGTGGTAACGTTGACGAAATCCGTAACGCGCTGGAACTTGAACGCGAACAACTACGCGCCGATAAAGACGGCATTATTAGCAAGAAAGATCAAGTAATTGGTCGCTTGTTGGTTGATGACCGCGCTAATAATATGGCCGTTAAGTTGGCCGGTAAACACGCTAAGTTGCTTTTGCCGCATATTAAAGTGCGATTGAAAGTAGACTTCACTGGCGACGAACCACGCGCAGTAGTTGTTACTGAAGCGGGTCAACCTTCTACACTGTCTATTGAAGACCTTGAAAAAGAGTTGTTGCTTAACCCGGACTTCGCCTCTATTCTAATAGGCGTTGATTCCTCGGGCGGTGATACTACCCGAAACAGTGGGGGCGATGCTTCCAAAAAACCCAATGAATACACCGAAGCCGAACGCACGGCGCTTTACCATAGCGACCCTGCTAAGTTTCATCGCCTGTTTCCCACTAAGTAAGGAAGGTAAAATATGGCCGGTCCAGTCCGCCTAAGTGACACCGTTATTCCCGCCGTGTATCTGGCCTATCAAGGTCTGAATACCCCGGAGCTTACTAGCATCTGGACTTCTGGTCTGGTAGCTACTAATCCACTCCTTGACGAAATCGCTCGTTCGGGCGGTAAAACTGCCGTTATTCCATTCTGGAAAGATTTGGATTCGGCTGTTGAACCGAACTATTCGAACGACGATCCGGCAGACAAAGCCGTTCCTAATAAAATCGGTTCCGGGCAGATGGAATGTCGTAAAGCTTGGTTGAACCAAGCGTATAGCTCGATGGATATCATCGTCGAACTTACCGGCTCCGAACCGATGTCGCGTATCCGTGATCGTTTCTCGACTTACTGGACCCGTCAATGGCAGCGCCGAGCTATCGCTACTTTGGTCGGTCTGTACAAAGATAACGTTGCAAACGACAACGGCGATATGACCGTTGATATTTCGGCAGATGCAACGCCAGCGAATCAAATCTTCAACGCTGACGCGGTAATCGATGCCAATGGCACCTTGGGCGATGCAAGCGGTGCTTTCTCCGCGATCATGGTTCACAGCGCCATCCATACCCGCATGCTGAAAAACAACGAGATTGTTTATATCCAAGACAGTGTTACAGGTTTGGATATTCCGACCTATAAAGGTCTGCGCGTAATCATGGATGATGGCATGCCGGTTCTTTCCGGCACTGGTGTTAACCGCGTGTTCCTGTCGGTAATCATGGGCGGTGGTGCGTTTGGTTACGGCGGCGTTGAAGGCCACTCTTTCGCAGCCGGTGCCGGTATTCCGAAAGTAGCTGTAGAAGTTGAACGGGACGGTTTGGCGGGTAATGGTGGCGGTGAAGAATGGATCATTGAGCGCAAGACTCAGATTCTTCATCCGAACGGGTTTACTTGGATTGAAGGTGTCGGCGCAGATGCTCCAACCGAGTTTTCGCCAGCATTGGCAGACCTCGCGTTAGCGAAACACTGGTCCCGAGTTGTGGACCGTAAACAAGCCCCGTTCGCCTTCGTGGTTTCCAAAGCCTAAGACGGCAACAATTGGTAGGGGCTTCGGCCCCTAACTTCTAAGCGAGGGTTTAATATGCGCGCTCCGCGTTGGCTTAAATATGTAAAGGACGCTTTGGCATTTGACGCCAAAGTAAACGCCGCCGTTACGAAGGATAAGGCGCAGATTGTTGCACTTGCCGCCGTAACCGCTGCTAACGCAACCGACTTGCCGACCGCCCAAACATTGGCGAACGCTAACAAGGTTGCAATTAACGCAATCATCGCCGCGCTTAAGGCGTAAGGGGAATACATGAAATCTTTGGAACAGCGTAAAGCACAGCGCGCCGAACAGCGCAGCGCACTGGCACACGGTGGCGTTATCCCTTTGCCGGGTAAAACCGGCGAAGAAACCAAGGAAGGAGACAACATTTCGGGCAAAGACCAGTTCGAAGACATGACTATTAACCAACTCAAGGAATGGGTTAAAGGTCAAGATGGCGGCGCCATCGAAGTTCCTAACGACGTAACCAAGCGTGACGACGTTTTGAAATTCGCCCGCAACTACGCCGAGTATTTGACCGAAAAAGCAGACGCTCCGACCAAGCCCGAAGGCTGGACCCAACAGTAAGGAAGTATCGTAATGGCCCTGATTATCGAAGATGGAACCGGCGTAGAAGACGCAAACACTTACCTTAGTCTTGCTGACGCCCGCGAACTAGCTTCGACTCGGGGCATTACCCTTTCAGCTAGTGACCCCGAACTATCGGGACAACTTGTTAGCGCAGCCGACAGGCTTACCACTTACGAAAATCGGTTTACCGGCGTTCGGATGACTGGTATTCAGGGGCTTAGCTATCCCCGCGCCAACTCTTATCGTTACGGCTCAAGCTTCCCTAACGACGCAATACCAAAAGAGCTAAAGCTTGCACAAGTAATGCTTGTAAGTATTTTAGAAGAAGGCGGGTTTATTTGGGCGTCTTCTGTTTCTGGAATCAAAAGCGAACAGGTTGGACCGCTCGAAACGGTATACACGGACGATGCGGCGAATAGTGTGGGCAATCCAGACCTACCCGTTATCGACGCGATCTTAGAGCCGCTGTTTGTCCCAACCGGTATTAACTTTATAGTCGGGCGATAGTATGGCCGTTTACACGCGTCAAGTTGCCAGCGCTAAACGGATGATTGCCAAGTATGGGCAGTTTTGCAATTGGGTTAAACCTATAGTTGAAGTAGACGACCCGGATTCGCCGTGGAATAACGGGGCCGGTGAACCTACAACGTATGAAAAGATTAAAATTGTATTCTTTCCAAACCCAAAGCATTCGTTAGCCCGCGCTCAAGGTGGCGAAGTTCAAGTTGGCGCTTCTTTGGCCTATATGGCTGCTGTTAACTTTGTGCCTAGCTTGGAAGATACGATTATTAAAGCAGACGGTAGCCACGCTACTATCGTAGCCATTGATAAAATTGCGCCAAATGGTGAACCAATTTTATTTATTATCGAGTGCAACGAATGACTTACGACGAAGCTGGCGATGCACTTAACGCGCTATTCTTCCCGACGTTTAAACCGTTTGCTACAACTGTGCTTGGCTACATGCCCACAATCTATTGGCCTTTCCAAACCGAACCGACTTCGGCACCGATTGATAAAGCATGGCTACGCGTAAGCCGTCGCAGCCTCCCTAAACAACTTGATGGCTTTGGCGAAGGTAACGCGAACAAAGCGGCACGCTATAGCACCATCGGGCTAATGTACATTCAGTTGTTTTATCCACAAAGCGATAAGAACGCTGCGAAAAATTTGCCGAAGCTTGCCGAATTTCTGCAAGCTTGTTTCATCGGTAAACACGACCCTACTAATTTGTTGTGGTGTCGGGATGTAACCATAAAAGAACTGGATTCGGAAAAAACGTGGTTCCGTGTAAACGTTGTTGTTGAATTCATTTACCAAGACATTTCGGAGTAAAAACTATGGCTGCTGCAAAACAAGACAGCAACAGAACGGGCCTTGCGATTGCCGAAGAAGCTTCGCTTAAGGTTCTACCCGGTATCGGTGGCGCTGACGCTGTTTGGTTCACACAAGAGCCAAACGAATATTCCGACTTCGGTAGCGAGCTTACGCTAGTTTCGCGTTCCCCTATTAACGCCGGTCGCCAGAACCAGAAAGGCGGCGTTGTTGACTTGGACGCTTCCGGCGGTTTTAATCAAGACTTCACGCAAACCAACATGCAGCGTCTGTTGCAAGGTTTCATGTTCGCAGACGCGCACGAAAAAACCAAAACGCTGCCGCTCGCAACTTCCGCCAACCCGTTGACCGAAATCGACACCAACGCTATTACCTTCACGACCCCGCTTGTTACGGCGGCGCTTGTTGGTGACTTGTTTCTGTTCAAAAACTTCGCGTCCCCGCTTAACAACGGCCTTAAGGTTGTTACAACCGGCGGTCTTAATGATGTTGGCTTTGCCAGTCTTGCCGATGACGCCGCCCCGGCGGGCTCTGTTGAAGAGTGTGGGCACCAATTCGCAGCGGGCGACGTCGCCCTGACCTTGACCTCTAACGTCCCAGCGCTGACGTCTACAGCGTTCGACCTCCGCACGCTGGGGCTTATTCCGGGCGAGTGGCTGTATATCGGCGGTGACGATGCAGCGGCCAACTTTGGCACCTTGGCGCGGGGTTACGCTCGCGTTAAAAGCGTGTCGCAGAACGCCATTGTCTTCGACAAGGTTACTTGGGCAAACTTCGCGGCTGTGTCCGGCGCGGGTAAGACCATCCGTATTTTCTACGGAACTGCAATCCGCAACGAAAAAGACCCGCTTTTGATTAAGCGCCGCACTTATAGTCTTGAGCGTACATTGGGTAACGACGATGACGGCCAGCAAGCGGAATACCTTGATGGTGCTGTTCCGAATGAACTTACTATCAACGTCCCACAAGCCGACAAACTTAACGCAGATCTTACCTTTGTAGCGTTGGACAATGCCCAACGTACAGGCGTTGAAGGTTTGCGCCCCGGTATTCGCAAACCAGCACTAGGGGAAACTCTGTTTAACACTTCGTCCAACGTGTTTCGTATGCGTATGTCGATTATCGACGAAGCTAACCCGAACCCTAACCCCTTCTTTGCTTACATCACAGAAGGAACCGTTGCTATTAACAACGGCGTAACCCCTGATAAGGCGGTAGGTGTCTTGGGTGCGTTCGATACATCGGCGGGTAACTTCGAAGTAAGCGGCGACGTAACCGCGTATTTCTCTACAGTTTCGGCTGTTAAAGCAATTCGCCAAAACGCTGACGTTTCTATCGACTTTATCTTTGCCGCGAACAACGCCGGGTTCGTTATCGATATCCCATTGCTTGCGCTCGGCGGTGGCCGTCTGGATGTTGCGGCGGGCGAGTCCATCAAGCTTCCGCTTGAAATGTCGGCTGCTGAAAACAAGGCAGGCTACACGCTGATGCTTTGTTTCTTCCCTTACTTGCCAGCAATCGCTATTCCGGCGTAACATACGGCAAGCCAACTAAACCCGGTTCGCCGGGTTTTCTTTTATCTGCAATATGAGGTTTTACCAATATGTCTCTTTACAAACGCTATGAAACCAGCAACGAGCTTTCGATTAAAGGCGCCCCTGTCAAGTTCGAAGCCAACGAAGACGGCACCGTTCCGACCTTCTTTATCGCTCGCTCGCACAGTTCCAACCAACTGTTCGCCAAGGCTGTTAAAGAGCATTATCAAGGCGGAACCGAAAACATGAGTGACGAAGAGTTGAAGGCGGCGAACTTGGCTGTTTTCCTCGACAGCAATTTGATGGGTTGGAGAAACGTACAGGGCCGCGATGGTTTGCCGTTGGAATTCAACCGGGGCAATGCAGAAACGTTGCTGACCGATCTTCCCGAGATTCTTAACCGACTGCATTTCGCTTCACAGTCGGTCGCCACTTACCTCAAAGTTAACGAAGAGAAAGCCGTAAAAAACTAATCGAGGTTCTACAGTCTTCGCGTAAGGTTAATAGTCTTCAGGCTAATAGCATTGCGCGACAGGCCAAACTAGCCGGCGAAGATGTCCCCGACGAAATAGTTAACCGGCCAGTTCTAGCTGTAGGGCTTCAATTCTATTTAACGGCCTTTCACGACCTCGGGACTTGCAGAAGTGTGGGCATGATTGCCGGTCCCATCCCTTGGACTGCAAAAGCAGATTACGCAAAGTTTTATCGCCTTGGTCCTTTCGAGACTGAGCAATTTTTCTCTATCCTTGATAGACTCGATTTTGATTACTTAAGTAGTGTCAAAAAACCGGGCGGGAAAGGGAATGGCGGACTTACACGACCTAGCTAAAAGGTTAAATAAATACGCAGACAAACTAGAGGCGGCGCCTAGCAAGGTTGCCGCCGAAGTTTCAATTCTATTAGTTCGCGAATTAGTTGAACGAACCCCCGTCGATACTTCTAAAGCTTTGTCCAACTGGCTTCTTTCATTAGAAGACCCGGTGTTAGTTGACCTCGATGCTTACTATCCGGGTGTATTCGGTTCAACTCAAACCGCCAGCGCTAACGAAGCTATTGCTTTTGCTAAGTTACAAGCCGCTAAAAAGAAACCGGGGCAACCGATATTCGTTTCTAACTCCGCTGAGTATATACGCGATTTAGAAAACGGAAGTTCGTCCCAAGCCCCTGCCGGTTTTACTAAACAAAGCGTGATGGTTGCGCGAAAACAAATTAAAGCAATATTCAAAAGGGTGATGACTAATGGCTGATGAAAGTATTATCGTAGAGGTTACGGACAAGGTAGCGACCGGACCCGCCGATAAGTTTCGCGACATGGCCGAACAGGCTATTAAAGCGGCTTCGTCGGTAGACACGCTTAAGTCGGCTATTAATGGGTTGCCCACAAGTTCTGTGCAAAAGATTGCGTCTAGCCTTACGCAGATTGCCAATGCAACTACTAAAGTAACTTCCGCTGAAATTAAGATGTCAGCGGAAGCCGGTAAAGCTGCTTTGGTGCAACAACGACTAGCAACCGAAATTGCTAAAACTTCACGCGCTGAAGCGTTGGCCGAAGCTACCAAGGCACGTCTTGCGGCGGCTACAAATAAAACACAAGTTGCTCAAAAGCAACTGTCTGAAACTCAGGCTGAGGCAGTCGCACGTATTGCTAAAACTGTAACGCTTACTGATTCAGCCGCCGAATCTCAGCGTAAGTATGCAATGTCTTTAGACTCCGCAACTAAAGCGGTTAAAGCAGAAGGTCAGGCTGAAAATCAAGCAAACCAAGCGCGTTCGAATACAGTTTCTTCGCGCAATCGGGATACACAAGCCGCGCAGGAACAGTACAACGCAAGCTTGGCCCAAGCTCAAGCCGCAACCCGTGCGGCCCGAGATACTATTTCCGCAAATGAAAAGCAAGCCGCGTCTTCAAAGAAAACAGTAGACGGGGCTAAACAACAAGTTGCGCAGCTAGTCGAAGTTGGAAAACAAGCGAAGCTTAGTCGCAACCAAATTCTTACTTTGCAATACACAGCGTCTGACATTGTGGCTTCGCTCGGTTCTGGCATTTCGCCAATGACTATCGCGCTTCAACAAGGCCCACAAGTTGCGCAAGTGTTTACAAAAGAAATCGGAAGACTTGCCACAAGCGTAGGTGCTCTAGGCGGGGTCGCCGCTGTAACCGCCGCTGCTATTGGCGGGCTTGCAATTGTTTATGATCGCGCCGCCGCTGAAGCCGCAAAGCTTAACAACGCGGTTACTGTAACCAATAACTACGCGGGTATTACTGCCGATAACTTCCGTCAAATGGCTGAAGGTATTGCAAACGCCGCTAACACTAGCGTTTCTGCTGCCAAAGATGTCGAGTTGGCGTTTGTAAGTAGTGGTCGGTTTCAGCGCGAAGTAATCGAACAAAATTCGGTTAGCGTTCTTAAGCTCGCTAAACTTACGGACCAATCCGCCGACGATATAGCGAAAGCATTTAACCAAATGGCGGACTCTCCTACCGCCTTTGCCGAGTCACTTAATAAAAGCTATCACTTCCTTGATTCTGCACAGCTTACGCAAATTCGCAATCTTGAAGACATTGGCGAAAAAACTAAAGCTACGGAAATGATTAGCCGTGCCCTTTATGACTACTTAGGTAACGTTGGCGATGCGGAGCTAGGCCCACTTGCAGGCGCATGGGACGTTGTTAGTAAAGCAATCACAGGCGCAGGCTTGGCGCTTAAAGATTTTGTTTACGGCGCTGGTCCAACTGCGCGCCTGTCTGAAATTTCTATGCAACTTCAGGCTATTGCAAATAGCCAAAAAGCAAATCCTAACTCGCCTTCCGATCAACTGCGAATCGAACAGCTAAACAAAGAATACGGGTTGCTTGCTTCGCAAATTGCGCTTAAAGAAGAAGACGCCAAAAAACAATCCGATATCAATCGGGTACAAGCTGAAGGCTACGAAGCCTCTAAGCGTATTTCGAACGAATATCTCAAAACTGTAGATAACGTTAGCGCTGCCGATAAAGCCGTTAAGAAGTTTCGCGATAGTATTAAGTCTGCGCTTGCTGCCGATTCTAACGACAAGGCGGCGTTGGCCGCTCAAGCAAAAGCTGCACAGATTGAAAAGAAACTTCGCGAAGACAATATGCCCGAAACTAAAAAGGGCGATAAAACCGGCGAGTCTCGCGCACTTGCAATAGCTAAAATTAACGCTGAGTTGCAAAAACAGGTTGACGGCTTGGGGGTTCTTAAGCCTCAGCGTGAACTACAGCAACAGCTTGACCAGTACGAAATTGATTTAGCTTCGCGCAAAATCAAGCTTAGCGCAGATGAACGTAAGTCCATCGAAGACAAGCTTAAGGCGATTCAAGACTACAATTCGGCTCAACAAGCTACGGATAGAATTTTTGAAGAAACAACCGGGCCACTTCGTGACTACAACGCCACGTTGACAGCTTCTAATGCACTGTTGAAAGCTGGCACTATTGACCAGACCGAACACGCTAAACAAGTGACGAAAGCGTCGGAGCAATACAAAAACTCAGTAGATCCATTGCGCCAAACCAACATCCAGCTTGACCAACAAGCGGATTTGTTGAAACAGATTCAACCCGAACGCGAAATATCGCAACAAATGCAACAAGTTGAAAACCAACTTCGTTCGCAAGGCTTATCATTGATCGACGCAACGACAGGCGCGCTTACTAAAGAAGGTGCGGCACTTCAGCAAAAGCTAGTTGCACTTCAACAGCTAACCGCTATTCAACAACAATACGATGCAATTTATGCACAAACCGCCGGGGCCGAAGCATCTAACCGCGCAGCCATAGAAGCTACAACGCTCGCCCGTCAAAACGGTATTATTTCCGCCGAACAATACGGGATCAAACTTAATCAACTTGCCGTGCAGGCTGCACAGATTCGAATTGCAGCGGGCAACGTAATGCCGGGTGACGCCGCGCTAGCTTCGTTCGGTGCAATCATTGAAGGTTATCAAGGGTTGTTGTCTGGTCTTAGCGATAGTTTTGGTAGCTTGTTCGTTAACATAACTGACGGTTTCGCCAATGCAATCGCCGGTGCAATCATGGGCACTGAGAGCCTAGGTGACGCGCTTAGAAACGTTGCTCAACAGGCCGTACAGCAACTCATTGCTTCGCTGATTAAGCTTGGGATTCAATACGCAGTAAACGCGGCCATTGGTCAATCCCTCGGGGCCGCCGGTGTGGCGTCTTCAATTGCGATGGGTTCGGCTACCGCTGTGGCTTGGGCGCCAGCCGCCGCTGCTGTGTCGCTGGCGACCCTTGGCGCTAACGGGGCGCCCGCTGTGGCGGCTATCAGCTCTGCAAACGTGGCTTCCACTAGCTTCGCCCTGGCTGGCTTCAGCAAAGGCGGCTACACAGGCGACGTAGGACGCGGCGCAGTGGCTGGCGTTGTTCACGGACAAGAATTCGTTATGAACGCCGAAGCTACGCAACGCATTGGCGTCGGTAACTTACAGGCGATGCAAGATGGCCGTTCGAACGCGGTTCAAAGCACGGGATCGACAAAGCAGAGTGTGGGCAGTGGTGACGGTCCTCGGGTCACATTGACTGTAATCAACAATTCCAACAACAGCCAAACTAAGCAAGAATCTAGCGAAGACGCAGACGGTAACGTTGATATGGTTGTAACTATAGATACCATTGAGAACGCTTTGGCTTCGCGAGTTTCGTCCGGTCGCGGGCCGCTTAGCAAGTCTATATCTACTGGCTTCGGTCTTTCTCCTAAACCACAAGGGGCGCGCACGTAATGCCAAACTTTCCTCAAGCATTACCCGAAGCTGTACGCGATAGTTATCAAGGTACGCCGTCGTTACAGCCTAAACGTTTTCAAATGGAAGACTCGCAATATAGAATACAACGACAATCTGTCGCACAGTCTTTCAACTATTCGCTTAGCTGGAAGATGACCTTTGTCCAAACGCAAATATTCGAAGCTTGGTTTGAGTATGTTATAGGCGGCGGGGTTAATTATTTCGACATTACCTTCGCAGGAAAACAAATACACGTTAAACCTACAACGGGTATTCCAAGCTATACGCCGATAGGGGATAAATGGCTAGTTAAGCTTGACGTTAAGGAGTTACAAGCTAAGCCCATTGTTCCGACAAGAACTGGCATTCTTCCTGTTTGGCCTTCGACTATGCCGACATTCGAACGAGACGGATACACTATTGGCCCCGTAGGTTCGGTTACTCAAAGCGATCTAGAAGCAGGTAATGAGCTTGGGCGCGTTCGTTTTCGTCAAAGACTAACGCAGTTTTCGGGAAAAATTTACTGTGACCAAACCCAGCGGGATTTACTTTGGGAGTTCTACCGGGACACTCTAATTAACGGCGCGGCGTGGTTTATTGCACCGTTCGCAAACGCAAAGACAAGCGACAATCAAAGAGCGCGTATCGTACAACAGCCGGTTGAAACTCCGCTTAGTGGCTGGTATTCTATCAGCCTTAGCCTTGAAACTGTAAACGCTCCAATCATGAGCCGTTCCGAATACGCATTGCATCGCGACTTCATTAACGATTATGTTGAAGCGGATTACGTTGTTGACGATTACGTCGGTTACTACGTGGACTAAATGATATGACAACAAGTAAAGCTATCGAAGAGGCTTACGCGTCCCAACCAATTGACGAAATGGTGTTTGATACACTTGAATTTCATCACCCGTTGTTTGTCGATGAATTTGGCGTTAGAACGGCGGTACGCGTGGTGCGAGACACACAAACTTGGCAGTTCTGTTTAGAACCATCGGCGCCGCTCGATGGCGGTCAGTATGTTGACTTTTTGCCGGTGCCGTTCGATTTTACGCAGCCGGGTTATGCAGAAGACCAAGTACCAACACTTCAGTTTAGTATTTCGAACGTAAGTCGTTTAGTTACCCGTTATCTTGAACTGGCAATAGCACAGACTACTCCAATTACGCTTATCTATCGCAACTACTTACAAAGTGACTTGAGCGGTCCCCAGATTGATCCTGTCGTTACAATGACCCTTAGTTCTGCCGATGCTTCGACTATGCAAATTACGGGAACAGCTACGCTTAGCGATGTACACAACTGGCCGTTTCCGGGTAAGAAGTACACGCCGGAACGCTTTCCGGGGCTACAGCGATGATCTTAGAAGAAGTCGAAGCTTATTTAGGCATACCCTACAAAGAGGGCTCTTTCGGCCCCGACAGTTATAATTGTTGGGGTCTTTTACATCATATTCAGAAAACATATTTCAATACCGATTTACCAATTGCCCCAATAGGGGACGCCGAACGTTGTCAGCGGATGTTTAAAGATCGCGTTGAGGCTAAAGTGTGGGCAATTGTAGAAAACCCGGTACATGGTGACGGTGCTTTAATGCGCCCCGGTAAGAATCCTCATGTTGGTATCTATCTAGACTTCGATGGCGGTGGCATACTTCACGCACTGGAAGGAATCGGCGTAGTCTTTACTCCTTGCGTCGATTTAAACTATCACGGCTTTGGCCGAGTTAAATACTATAGGTTAAACAATGTCCACTAGCTTGTTAATTCACACTAACCCGTATCGCCCAAACTTAAACGTAATCGAAAAGGAAATCGACCACGGGTTAACTGTTTTTCAAGTTTTGGAAAATGCTTCGCTTGTATCTTTTTCAGAAGATGGCTTTTACCGTCTTGGTTGCTACGTTGTTATGCATAATGGCGTTGCGTTGCTTTCCAAGGATTGGAACTTGGTTTTAGCCGAAGATGATGTTATTCAAATCGCATACTTGCCTAAAGGCGGGGGCGGGGGCTCAAACATCAAGAGTATTATTGGCGCTATTCTAATCGCGGTGGCGGCTTATTTTACTTTCGGTCTTAGTTTGGTAGCGACTGCCGCTGTCGGCATTGGCGCCTTCGCAGTTCTCAGCTTGATGACGGGGGCTATCCCGCCACCTACTGCATCTTCTTCGTCTAGTTCGGGGGAAAGCACAAGCCCAACGTATAGCCTTAGCGCCCAAAGTAACACCGCCCGAATGCTTGAGGCTATGCCGAAGTGTTACGGTAGTGCGCGGATGGTTCCCGACTTAGCATCGCAGCCGTACACCGAGTATTCAGGCAACGAACAGTATCTTTACCAACTATTTTGTGTTTCGCTAGGGGCTACCGAGATAGTTTCTATCTACGTCGATGAAACAAATCTTAATCAGTTCACAGATGCTCAATATCGAATTATAAACCCTAATCAAGTCGTTACTTTGTTTCCTGACAACGTAGTAACTAGCGATGCGGTTAACGGGCTGGATATGCTAGCTCCTAACAATCCGGGTTTTAATGTACTTGGGCCTTTTGTTACCGCACCTTCTGGAACAGAAGCGGCGTACATTGGAATCGATATCGCTTTCCCCCAAGGTATTGGGCGCGTTGACGATGGCGGTAATACCGTTGCTGCATCTGTTACGCTTAACTTCCAATATCAGCTTGTTGACGATGCGGGCGCACCGCTAAGCCCTTGGCTTGAATTGTTTACTCAAGTGTTTACATTCGCAACACGTCAGCCGCAAGTTATCAGTATTAAAACAGCGGTTCCGCTTGGTCGCTATCAAGTTCGGGGGCAACGCATTTCTAACGACGCTGCCGATAACCGGACTTCGGATGGCGCGCAATGGGTTGGCCTTAAATCTTATCTTCAGTCTACTTACACTTACGGCAACTGTACTTTGATTGCTGTTCGTATGCGGGCGACCGCTGCGCTTAACTCTTCAACTGCTAGGAAGTTTAGTGTTCTTTACAAGGACCGTGTTCAAAAATGGGACCCGATTAACGGATGGGGCGCGTATCAATATAGCGGCGGTAATCCGGTATGGATTGCTTTAGATATTCTTCGTGATACCGATTACGGGCGCGGTCTTGGAACAGACCGGTTTGCCATGAACAAAGCTTACGCATTGGCGCAAACAGCCGACGCACGCGGCGACAAGTTTAACGGGGTATTCGACAGTACAGTACAGCTTTGGGATGCACTGGCTAAAGTTTTGCGATGCATGAGAACTGTTCCAATCTATTACGCGGGTGTTATCGACTTCGTTCGCGATCAACCACAAACCATTCCAACCGCAATGTTCCAACCCGCGAATATGGTTATGGGTTCGTTTAAGACAACGTACAGTTTCTTCGACATCGATACCCCGGACCACGTTATCGTTGAATACACAGACCCTGTTACTTGGAAGCCGGCTACAGTATCCTGCAAGATACCGGGCGAAACAGCGTTGAATCCGTATAACGTAACTTTGTTCGGATGTACAAGCCGGGAACAAGCATACCGTGAAGGTATGAGTATGGTTGCCGCGAACCGTGACCGCCGACGAACTATTAGCTTTTCGACACTAAGCGAAGGGTTCATTCCCCGGTATAATGGTTTAATTCGTATCAGTCACGATGTCCCGTTATGGGGTTATTCTGGACGGGTTCTAAGCTTCGACCGAACTACAGGCAAGCTTAGAACTACAGAGCCGGTTATCTTTACCTCTAACCTTCTTCACGTTATCGCCTTCCGTAAAAAAGACGGTTCGGAAGATGGCCCATACACAATGGTTATCGATAGCTCACTAGACGCAGATAACGACGAATACGGCTGCATTATTCAGGCTACAATTGCAGAGAAAAATGCAATTTATATTAGTGACGGCACTCGCGACGAATTCACCTTTTATCAGTGCGGGCCGACTGAAAAAGAAGGTTTGAAAGCATTAGTAATGTCTGCCGCGCCTAACGCGCAAGGGCAGGTTACTATTAACTGTATTAACTATGCGGAAAGTGTTTACACGGCTGAAAACGGCGGAACTATTCCCCCCGAGGCGCCCGGTTCAAACCTGCCGGGTATCCCTACTGCGCCAATTATCAACACGGTTAACGTTGTATATACTACCGAAGTAGGTTTGCAAAACATTATTGCTTCTTCGGCCAACGGCGCAATCTATTACGAGTATCAAGCTAGACTTCAAACAGCGGGCACATACGGCGATTGGGCAAACTTGGGAACGAATTCATTGCCCACACTTTCTGTTCGGCTGTCTCCCGGTAACTGGCAAGTTCGGGTTAGGGCTATTGGGCGGGCGGATGGTGCTTGGACAACTTGGACCGGCGTTATCGAAGCTACCAGCCTCCCTACTCCGCGTCTTGATTTGTTTACCGCAACAACCAAGCTTTTCGCAATCGGCCTTAATTGGGCCTTTGCAGCCGAAACAAATACGATTGCTAAAACGTTAGAAATCTACGTTGGTGTTACTAACGTTTTAGGCGATTCAACTAAGTTAACGACGATGGCCTACCCGGCAACTTCTTATGACCATACGAACTTAGAACCGGGCGCGCGCCGCTATTATTGGGCTCGCGTAATTGATACAGCCGGTCGGATTGGCGATTGGTACAACGGCGCCGTTCCTATTACCCAAGTGACTAACAGCGACGGGCAACTATTGCTAGATGCGCTTGTTGGCAAAATTGAAGATACCCAACTCGCCACCGAACTTCTAGAACAAATAGAAAGCGGCGGCGGAGCTTCTGTAGAGGTTGAAGCCCTTAAGTCAGAACTTGCGGCGATGTATACGATTAAAACACAGTTGACAGTTAACGGTGTTCCGTATATGGCGGGTATCGGTGTCGGTGTTGAAAATAACGAAGGTGTAATCACTTCACAGATTCTTTTCCGTGCGGATCGCATGGCCCTTATTAATGTTAACGACGCGGGGACCGTGTTTAGCCCTTGGGCGGTCGAAGGCATGAACACATATCTCGCAAACGCGTTTATTAAAAACGGGTCGATTGATTATCTGAAAGTTGGCGATCTTCAGTCAGACAACTACGTTTCTAATACATCGGGTTGGCGATTGGCGAAGGACGGAAACCTACAATTAAACGGGGTCGGAACAGGTTATCGTTTACAGCTAAACAGTACAGGGTTATTCTTGACAGATACTGACACGGGTGTCGTAGTCGTAGAATTGGGGTTACTCAGTTGACAATAGGGCTAATAATTCGCGATAGAGTTTCAGGGCTAGAAACTCTTCGCGTAGTAGACAGGCTAGGCCGAATACTTGGAACTTTTCAAACAGGGCCGGGGGCGGGCTCTATAAGTATTCCCGAGTTTGCGACCGCGCAAGGATGGGTGGTCCCTCGGGTTATAGAACAAGCGACAAACAGACCAACAACCGCCCCGGTGTTCGTTGTTTCCAGCTCGGGTATATCTTGGACATTTCCGGGTACTACTTCCGAAATGCCCGCTGTTAGCTGCTATGCAACTTATGGGGTTTTCTAATGGCTAACGTAGGATTAAGAGTAAAAGGGGCAAGTAGTGTTGTTCAAATTGATTCGTTTTATCGAAACTTTGAATTAATCGCAACTGGAAACCTAACTTTAACCGGCGGGGGCGATGTTGGGCACTTCGGAGATATTTCTATACCGTCGGGCGAATCTTTCCCCGTTTTAGCATTATCGACTCCTACCTATTATTGCTGGGGTACAATGCTTAATGACACAACTTATAGAATATACGCTATTGGTCCTTCCGGGGTAATACCGACAATTCGTTATTACATTTATGGGACGCCGAAGCCTTCTAATGTTGGTCAAACAGGGGCTATCGGTCTACGCATACGAAACCGGGTTACAGGAAACATTGCTTTTAGCTCAGAACGAAAGTACATGAAAGTTTTGCAAGTCAGAAGCGGACAAATGGCCGTACAGGACACGCTAACGGGTTCGGTCGCTGCTGGTAGGTCAATTGCTATTGCTGTTCAACTACGCCCGTATTCATGGCGGCGACGGACTGTTGACCAAGGCCAGCCCGTTGTGCAGATAACAATATTCGGCGGACAAATTAGATGTTCGGGCAATTCTTGGAGTTACAATTTCGGCGGAAGTGGCGGGGAAGCTTTTTTAGGAAATCTCCCTACGATAAGTTACGATAGACTTGGCTATAACTTTATGATATTAGACGTCACGGGCTTTTAAAATACAGGATAAAAATCATGGTACTTGTTCTAAGACGAAATTTAGATAGGCCGTTAACGAAAGACGAAGTAGACGATAACTTTGTCTTTCTTAATACCGAAGTCCAAGGGTTAGCCGAAGTTGTAGAAGATTTGTCGTTTGTCAAAACAGTGGCGTTACTTACCCCTGACGTTGACGGCGATATTTCGGTTGATCCACTTAAGGAAACTTTGGGAGTCAATTCTAAAGTTGACAAGGTGGCAGGCAAGGGGCTAAGTAGCGAAGATTTTACAAGCGCTGAGAAAGCTAAACTTGCGGGTTTGCAAGGCAGTCACTTTCGGGGAACATTTATCAGCTTGGCTGCGCTGCAAGCGGGAGTTGCAAGCCCGGTCGCGGGCGACTATGCGGATGTCGATACAGGTGTGGGCACTGATGCAACCCGTTATATTTGGGATGTTAACGACGCAAAATGGGTGTCTAGCGGTAGTGCTCCTTCGCTAACAGCGGCGCAAGTTAAAACGCTTTATGAGTCGAACCCGGACACAAACGCTTTTACTGACGCACAGAAAGCCAAACTCGCAGCTATTCAGGCCGGGGCAACGGCAAACCAAACTGATGCGTATTTGCTCGCACGCGGTAATCACACCGGGACACAGCTTGCCTCAACTATCAGTGACCTTGCAGCGGCAATTGCAGCGGCTACCACGGGTAAACTAGATAAGAGTGGCGGAACGCTTACGGGCGTACTTAACTATTCGCCTATAACAACCCTTAGTTCTAGCGCCACACTTAACATCGGATTTGCTACGTCTAACGTTATTACGGTTTCAGGTACTACCGGTATAACGAGCTTCGGAACTGTTGCGAGTGGTGCAACAAGAACATTGATTTTTTCGGGTATTCTTACGATAACCCATAATGCAACTTCTATGATTCTTCCAAACGGGGTTAACTTTACAACTTCGCCGGGGGATGTTGTAGAGTTCGTTTCGCTGGGTAGCGGCAATTGGAAATGCGTAGGTGTAACGCGGGCAAGTGGCAGCACTGGCGGTGGACTATGGGTAGGCACTTTAATTGCATGGCCGTTGTCTGAAGCGTCAATACCGGGCGGGTCTATTGCCAACAATGGACAACTAGTTGACCGTGCGACGTGGCCGGAACTTTGGACATTATATTCTTCACAATCTGTTTCAGACGCTACATGGTTAGCTGACCCATTGCAGCGCGGCAAACCGTCAACAGGTAACGGCTCTACTACGTTTCGAATGCCCGACCTTAACGGCAAATACAGCGACGGGCTAACCCCTGCTGCTGCCGTACTTCGAGGGCACGGTAAGAATTCGGCAGGCACGCCGGGTCTGTTCCAGCTCGACCAACTGCAAAACATTACGGGCGATTTTTCGATAACCCCCGCTGTCGGCGCCGTTGGTCCAGATGCTGTGATTTCGGGCGCGTTTAAGCTGGGTGCAACAACATTAGCGAACCGCCCAACAGGGACGGCTATTGCTAGTTGTAGAAGCCTCGGTTTCGATGCGTCGGGTTCCCCTGATGCCCGTACTGGCACCGAAACCCGAGGTACTAACGTTACTGTTGTTTGGATTACGGTTGGCGCTACAGGCACAAGCAACCCCGGAACAGTTGACGTTACCGCCCTAGCTACGCATGTAACAGCACAAGATGCGGTTATTGCAACGTTGCAGCGCAAGCCATTTGTTAGCTCGCAACAAACGATAACTTCTTCAGGGACGCTAACCTTCACGCATAGCCTAGGCGTCGTACCTTCAAATGTTTCGTTTTCTCTTGTTTGCGCAGTGGCAGACGCAGGCTTTGCAGTTGGCGACGAAGTAGCCGGGCTTGGTTTTTACAGCTCGCTGGCGAGTGCTGCGTTTCGTGGTTTCTCAATTTGGGCGGTTGATGCTGACAACCTTGCTTTAAGATTCGGGCAATTTGCAACTGTGTTCGCTGTACCGCATAAAACCACTGGCGCGTTTACAGCGCTGGTTAATACTAGCTGGAAAATCATTATGAGAATTTACCCTTGAAAGAAACTATCGATACTGTTGAAGCAAGCGTACAAGCTCTACAAATGCGTTATTACATCGACGCATTTGGAACCTATTTAGGGGGATGGGATAACGGAAATCAGCCTGAAGGGGCAATCGAAGTAGACAGCGCGCCGAGTTGGGCCGATCAACCTTGGCTATTCCCCGGTTGGGGCGTTAGTCCTTCGGTTCTACGTCAGGCGGAAGTCGAATGGCAAACGGGTGAAATGTTGATTATCGCTAATCAACTTCTTGCAATCGAGGAAGAAGCGGACGATGCAATGCCGGGTACTCGTAAGCAGTGGCTTACTTATCGAACAGGGGTTCGTCTATGGCATGAATCGCCGGACTTCCCCGACAGCACTAAGCGGCCAACGCGACCGACTTAAAACTAAGCCCCAAGGATGGGGCTTTTTAATGTCTAAAAGAACCGTCCTTGACCGCTTAACTCGTCTTGGGTTGTATGCCCTATCTTAACCAGCATTGTATCGACTCGCTTAATATACCAATCGTAATTAATATCAGCGGGTAGCGTCGAAGGTAAATCCATACATGGCTTACCGCCTTCCGTTTCAGGTACTTTGTTGTTAGACAGAACATAGTTAATAGTTCCCTTAACTTCGGTTGAAATATACCAACGAATAAATTTGCCCACAAATAACCCTGACTTGTGCGCCCCGCCTTTTACATCCCGAACAGCGATGAACTTGGTTATATCGGTGCAGGCTCGAATAGTGTGGGCAACTGGCGTGCCTGTCATTAAGAACGCGCAAATGGCTTCGGTACAAATCTGGAAAGTCGGGTTAACGTGAAATCTAAATATTTGTGCTTTCTTATCCGGCCAAGGGTTGGCGTAAGCGCCTTTAAGTTTGCATACTTCCTTTTCGTTTAACCAGTTCTTGCCAAAGTTTAGCTTTTCGGTGGCCTTATCTTCCTTATATTTAACTGCAATGTAGTTGTTTACATCTTTGCTGTAGATCGCTTGATAACCCGTCTCTTCGGTTACGAACTCAGTTTTCTTTTCCCATGCTTTAATGATCGCTTCAAACTTTAGGCGTTCATTACGTTTGACTTTGCTAACTATACCGTCTGTGTTAGCCGACACAACTTGAATGCCGTTAAGCTCTAACGTTTCAATAAGCATCGCTAGACATAGCTGGCCGCTCAATGTTACCTGTAGCAACAAGTCAGGCGAATAAAGGATGGACCATTTAGAGCCGAATTTACCGAAGCCACCGTTAATAACAATCTTCAGACTGTTAGCGCCGATAAGGTCTTTTGCTTCTTTGGCGGTAAGACGTGCAACCACAATGCCGTCATAAACCAAAAGGAACGGCGGGCCAAGGTGTTTAGGGAAGAGTTTTTGATTAAGGATGATTCGCGGATAATACGACGCAACGTCGCGATCAAGTAATATATATTCGTCGTCGGAAACGTGCGCTATGCTTTTTTCACTGCTGTGAATACCGCCCATGCCAAACTTATAAACGCTTTGGCCGATTTTAAGTTTAAGCGTCCAGACATACTTACCCTGTTTATTCTTTTCTTGTACGCCTAAACCTACCGGCCATTGCGGCGAACCGCCTTTGTCCAGCTTGAAACGGGAACTTAGAATCTTTTGATAAGCTTCGTTCAAGTAATCTGATTCGAAGCGAACTATACCCGTGTCATTATAAACACAACTATAGTCTTCTGGTAACGTTGGGCGTTTCGGGTCTTTACCTAGTATTTTAGAAAGCTCTTTGCGCATTACCGCTTCTGCAATTTGCGCGTCGGACTTAGACCTCAAATCTACGCCGTATTTCTTTGTCATTTCATCGCGAAGGTTCAATTCTTCCCGAAGGTTATCAACGATCAACAATGTATTTTGACAGTCAGCATGTACGCAATAATTTTTAACTTCAAGCGCTTGATCCTCGCTAAGGTCTTTGTACGGGTCGTAGGGTAGTTCCTGCATACGAATAGCATGCAGCCGACCGGCGTACTTCTTCAGGCTACCATTAAGCGGGCATACTTCTTTCAAGTCGATATGATTTATGAACGGCGCGGTAATCTTGTACATTTCAAAAAGATCATCGTTACGAATCTTTTCGTCAATGATTAGGTTAGACGCTTCTTTAAGCGAGCGACAGTCGTAACCTTTAAGCGCCATATAAACTAATGGCATATCATAATGATTACCGTTAAAGGTGTATATTTTAAATGCGAACAAACACCATGCCAGCTTAACGCCGTCGATTTGCGATACTGGCGAGTTTTCAAATACGGCAACCTTGCCCGACTTGATATGAAGCATACAAATAAGAAAGTAATTCGGATAACATTCAACGTCTAGAATTACTTCGTCACCAATGCACGCTTCGAATTCATTATTTTGCAGTTCGTGAATTGGCTTAAGCATTCTTTGCGGGAAGGTAAGGTTTTTAACTTCCTTGTTTTTCTTCGGCTCAATAAATCCAAACGTTCCCATTATTCGCCCCGCCGACGCATGCCCATTAGTACGGCACGCATATTGCCGCCACGCATGTACAGTTTACGTTCGAAGTCGTCGTACACTATTTCTTTGGCGGTTTTCTCAAACATTAGAATGAAGTTGCCATTAATGGTCGCAGACTGCATCGGTTCACACGGATATTCAAAACTAGCGACATCATCGTGCGCGTGAATACCTGCCCACACTTTGCCATCTTCAAAAGTGATTGCTTCGTCGTACCCATCCTGTAAAGCATTCTTTGAGAATGGGAGAACGGTTTTAATTGCGTCGTAAAATCCAGCGTCAATCGGGGAAGGTTTTGTATTAACCTTGCATTCAATCAATTTATCGAAATCAGGGCGTTTAACATCGTATAGGCACGTTCGCAAATACGAGTTGTCTTCGTACCAGAATGTCGCGCTACCAACGCTTACGCCCAATGCAACGAGCTTTGAAGGGTGCTTAGAAACGTTCAAAGCTGACTCTTTCGGAAGGTTCACGCAAGGAAGCGGCGAAACGCCATGCCAAACTTGGATCATAACCTTGCTATCGTGTATCCCTTCGACAGTTTGCGGCCCCATGAACACGGCGCGGCACATTGGGTTGTCGGCGGTTTCGAGTACCACGGCTGCCGCCTGCCCGAGCGCTGCCGCCAATTCTGGCCCTGCATCGCCTTGCCGGGGGTCGGGGCCAAGGTCAGCAAGGGCCGACGCGTCCAGACAGGGCACAGGCACGCGCACACGACCCGACTTTACTGTCAACACTGAGCCTTCAAGAGTGAAGGTAATATCGGCTTCGCAACGCTCCAACGCGGCAACCAACGTCTTAGAGTGTGGGCAACATTCGATAGCCAACCCTGTTACGGGAATACCGATCATTTCAACATCGTTTGTCGCCATAACATAACCGTTGGCGAAACGGCAATGAGTTTGCCGGTCAGTTAAGCCGGTTCCTTTTTGGATTGATGCAACGCGCTGCACTGAGGAAAGCAACAACAAATTGCCTTCGCTCATTTCCTTTTTACGACCGCGCCTAACTGCCATTTGTCAACCCCTAGAACGGACAATCATCGTCCAGATTAAACCAGTCATTGCACGCCCATACTATCACTTCCAGCGGTGGCGTTAGCATAAATTTCTGGCAGTACGTTTCGTTTTTGTTCCAGTTGTTACAGTTAAGACAGCTACGGTGAACTTGTTCCGGTCGCATTTTCGAAAGCTCGTCTTTAAGACCGGCCATTTCGTTTAAAATACGAATGGTGTTCGACCGCATACCATTGTTAGAACTCATGCGAAATAACCTTTGGATATTTAGCGCCGGGGGTAACTTCGACTTCTATTCGTTTAGCCCATCGAAGCTTACTAGTAATCTTTAAAGCGTCGTCAACTCGCGACGGCATTAACATTTCAGTTCGTTGTATCCACCATGCTCTAGCGTGTCGTGCTGCGCCGGTTGTATGCTCAAGACACACAAGTTCACTATACGTTTTCGATCCAGCGTGATAGATAACTTTCATCATGTTTAAACCGCCGCTACCTGTTACTTTTGTGTAGTTAACGTATTGCACGTTAACCCAATCACGCACAGGTTCTGTATTGGATAGCGGCGAATCTCCCGAGCTTTGTCCGGTGTATTTAACTTCGAACTTGAATTCGTGATCGCAGTTATAGCAATAACGAGCGCTAGCATAATTGTAAGCCTGACAATGGCTAACAGGGCATATTTTAACAGGGGCGTCCCCTGAATCACCTTTACTGCGCTTTTTAAAGAACGGATTATCAATTGGGCCAAGCCTCGATGTGTTGTCTGCAAAGTCCATAACGATAGTTTCAGACTTAGTGTATTCAAAGCCGGGGATATACTGTTCTGGATTGTTCCAGTCATATGGACGAAGCCCGCGACCTAGAATTTGTACCCATAGCGGAATAGAACAAGTGTGGCGAATGACCGCTATAAGGTCAACCGGGGGATGGTCATAGCCAATGGTCAAAACCCCATTGTTAACCATAAAGTCATATTCGCCCCGGTGATAGGCTTCTAGTCTTTCGTTGCGTACATCGTCCTTAAGCTTGGAATGAATTACAGTCGCCGTCATACCTTGCGCTTGCATTTCTTCACAGACGTGTTCGGCGTGCTGAATACCGTTAGCGAACACTAGCCCGCAATGACGGTTCTTAGCGTGGAACGTAGCGATAATCTCGCTTACAGCCAAACGTGTAATCCATTCTTTATCTGTGCAATCTTGTAGTTCGCGCTGGTTAAAGTCGCCTCTACTCATACCCACACTGCTAACGTCGTACTTCGTCGTTGTGCCTACTGCTATCAGCGGACACAGCCAGCCCTTGTGAATAAACTCTAGGAAGTCTTCCGGGGCGATGCGGGTGTAAGGGATGTGCGTAAACAGGCTGGTACATTCGCCGGTTTTTGGATCGTGCCGAACGATAAGCCCGTAATTATCGAACGGGGTAGCAGTTAAACCAATCATTCGAAGGTTCGGGTTAATTGCTTTTAACCCGGCGATGATAAGGTTAATTACTGCCGCTTCCTTCTCGGGGATTGTGTGCGCTTCGTCAACTAAGATTAGGTCGATGTGCCCAATCTCTTTAACCATACTGACGATACTACCCGGCGTGCCTATAACGTTGTTTTGCCAAGTGTCGCGTTTCTTCAAGCCGTCGCAGTTAATGCCAAGAGAAACGTTAGGTAGCATTGCGCGCATTTTCTTGGCATTCTGCTTAACTAGCTCTTTACTTGGGACGATAATAAGCGAACGCATATTAGCCAGCGGGTAACGGTCGAACACTTTGCGAAGGAAAAGAGGGATAACAATACTTTTGCCAGAAGCTGTGGGCAACACAATAAGAGGATTGCCAACTGCATTTTCTTCAAAGTATGGAAATAGACAATCTGCCGCTTCGTCCTGATAATAGCGAGCCTGAATAGCTTGGACTACCGGCCCGCCTAACATCATTGTCATATCATCGCCTTATATTCGTCACAGCCTGTCTCTACGAACTCGCGGGGGATGTCGTAGCCGTACTTAGTGCAGCGCCATTCGGCATTGTCTACCGGCGTTGAATGCACACACGAACGGCAATTCTTCGCAATGCTGTCACCTTCGTGGCAAATTCCATGAAACGCACACATACGGCATTGGAAGTAAGTAGTTTTAGCGCCGGGCAACATCGCCGGAACGTAATCGGTAGTGATGATATTTTCAGCGCGACGAATTCCCGCCTCTGCTTTTTCTATTGAAAGCTTTGTAACCTCACAGATTAAGTCGTCGTCATTTTTGTTTACAGCAAGATAAACCCCGTATCCAATACGCTTGCCGTAGCCATAAATAGATTGTTGAACGTAGTGTTCTTCTTTGTTGCGCTCAATGCCGCCTTCTTTAGCTAGGTTAGTAAACGTCGCTCCCGTTTTAGAAGTTTTATATTCGGGCACGAAATCGCCGGGCACGTTCCACGCTGGCGGGAATTTAATAACACCGTCTGACGATCCGCCGAAGTGACCTTTAAGGAAACTGACAACCCATTGTTTACCGGTGGCAGGGTCTACAGGTTGAACATTAAAGCCTATGCCTTGCATAAGCTTGTTCATTTGCTTTTCTTCTTCCTTCCCTCTTTCGAACAACCGAAGAGTTCTACCGTCGGCGGCGTTTTTTCGCCACCAATGAAACACGCCATATAAATAACGGTCGCACGGGCGACCAATAATCGACGCGCCCAAGTGCCAACGAAAATCGTCTTTATATGTTTGAAGCGACCATGCGTCTATGGAATCAACAATTTTCTTTGCCAGCATTTCACGGGTTTCTAACGAAAGTTCGTCGCCCGGTATTTCTGGTTTTTCCATCGGGGTTTGACTGGTAAAAAGATTGTCCATTTCATACACTCTTTATTGCGGGGAAAAATAACGGGCCGAAGCCCGTTATTTAATTGCAGAATTACTTAGCCTTGTTTCTGCATCCAAGGCGGGGTTTGGCTGTTATTTTGCGGCGCTTGGTTGTTGGTCTGCTGTTGTTGGTTGGTGTTGTCCTGTTGCTGGTTCTGGTTCCACTGCTGACCGTTGCCGCCGTTGTTGCCTTGCTGCTGGTTTTGGTTTTGTTGCTGGCTGTTGTCTTGTTGCTGATTACCGCCGCCGTTGTTCTGGCTTTGGTTGCCGTTCTGATTCCAGTTCTGGCCGCTGCTGTTGGTTTGTTGCTGTTGATTGTTGGTCTGCTGTTGCGATTGGTCTTGACCAGTCGCGCCGCCGCGTTTCGGCTTGTTGCCGTTAACGTCGTAGACTTGGCTGATTTCGGTATAGCCTTTGCCTTCGTTGGCTTCGGTAGCTTTTTGCGGGGTAACGTCGGCCAAGAAGGGCAGGTTCCACAGTTCACGGGTATCGGCCCAATGAGGTTTGCCGCAAGCGATGGACAAAGCCGACAATTGACGCAACGAAATTTCTACGGTTTTTTCGCTGCTGTGATAGACGTTCAGTCGGTAAACGCCTTGGGCGCCTTTGTTCGGGCCGTCCAGAATTTCGCAGGTGAAGGCAATGTAGCCGTTGTTACCGTTAGATTTCGCGGCAACGACTTCATCGGAAACGATACGCATCGGTTGTTTCATACCGAGCGGAAACTGTGGGGCGCCCAATTCAGGATCATATTGCAGGGCGTTGAACGGACCGGAAAGAAGCTGAGCCATTGTTTAAAACTCCTAAGACATACATTTTTGAAAGATAGTAGACAAATTCGGTTCTTCGAACTCATCCAGTCGGCCTGAACGATCACGGGCCATAATGTCGAACGTTTCGCGTGTTCGTATTGCTTTTACTTCGTGCATCACGCCGGGGATAGTTCCGGCCGGTAACTTAGCGTAATGCAAAATTTCATCAAAGAAATGCGGTACTTTCGTATGCAAATCTTGGCCGGGGAAGCTTGGACGTTTCCGTCTGGTTTCCGGGTCTTCGTGCTGCTTAGCGATCAAAACAACATTCTTGTTACGAGTGTAATACAGCTTCGTAAGAATGTCCATCACATCGAAAGACATTTCGCCGTAACATTGAAGTTTGTTTGTAAACTTCTTCATCTTGGCGCGTAAGATAGCTTCGGCCATTTCGCTGATGCTGTCAACGGCTAATGTTGCATATTTGTTAACTTCCGAACTACTGTGAAACCAAGCGAAGAACTCTTTAACGCCTTCCGCTACGCCGTCCTTATGCTCGTAAGCTTTGTACGTTGGAACGGTAGAACCACGCATAGAAAGTAGGCCCGGCTCAATGGCCAAGAATACAGGCGAAGGTGCGGTATTGATAAGCGGAGTTTTACCAGCACCCGGACCCCCGTAAAGAACCATCTTTACGCCAAGGTTCTGCGCACACTGGCCAGCCGGGATTAAGTTACTAGCGTTCATACGCCCCCAATGACAACCGAAAGTTCTTCTTCAAGAAGGTAAACAGCTTCGGTAAGATCGTACTTATCGCCGCTGTCTTCTTGCTCAAGAACTGTTTTAAAAATGGCAAGTCGCATTGGATCATGTTCCTTACCCATTACTTCGATAGCATTAACGTCGTTCGCAATCATCGTGCGACCAACTGCTATCAACATTGCCCCTGCAACTTTTGGGTCTTGGATTTCCATCTTTTACCCCCAAAAGCCGACCCTATACAAGCAATCGGCTAACGTTTGATTTATTTGGCTGCTTTCGGCGCTTTGATTTCGAGGGTCGGCGCTGCATCGGTAGTAACAATCACTTTATCAATGATTGCTTTCGCGGCGTCCGGCAGTTGGTTGTATTCGGTAAGCGACAAATCGGGCGTCCATTTAATCAGACGTTCGGCAATCAACTTACCGCTTTCGATTTTCTCTTCGATTGCGTCGAGTGCGTCGTCAATAGCGTGTTTATCAATCTTGCCATCGGCGTTCTTAACGAAGCCGTAATTGATTTTTTTAACCATCGTGGCTTTATAACCGCCGCCGAGTTCAACGTTTTCCGTGCCTTTATGTTTGGCCGGATCACTCAAGAATGCGACGTTGATTTTGCGCAGTTCCATTTCTACTTCTTTGGCGCGCTCAAGGGTCTTTTTAGTGATTTCCCATTGGGCCAAAAGGCGGTCACGAACAGTGATGAAATCGACCGGGCCAAGCTCAGTGGCCTTGAGCGTATAAAGGTGCTCGATTGGGCACTTGGCGTAGTCGATACTGGGGACGGTGTTAGTGTTCCAGCTACCGTTAGGAGTAGAGCCGTTCATTAGTACAACCTCGGGTGTTTGAATGTGTGGGCATCCTATCCAGCCTGCCGGTATGTGTCAACAGGATTCTACACTTGCTTTCTAGTATCCTGCATTGTAGGCTTGCGTCATTCCTTTGGAGCGTTCCCGATGCAAACCCCACCTATCAGCCTGACTGCCCACACTGTCGAACTACTGCGCAACAGGCCAGTTACCTTAGACCTCGACACTATCGCGGCAGACTGTAAGGTTAGCAAATCTTGGCTAAACTTGCTAATTGCGGGGCAGTACAAAGACCCCGGCGCCGACAAGATGCAGCGTCTATATGAGTACCTTTCGAAAAAACCACTACTATCTAACGAATTCAATTAAGGGGCCGTAATGTTGGATAACGTCCCGGCTGAATTGCGCCAGTATAAAAGCTTTGTGCTTTGGCGCTATGAAGAAAAAGAAGACGGAAAGAAAGCAACGAAAGTACCGTATTCCGTTAAAGGACATCCGGCGTCGGTTAATAAGCCTTCCGATTGGTGCGACTTTGATAGCGCCGTTTCCATGCTTAATAGTCACCCTGATTATTTCTCGGGCATCGGCTTCGTATTGTCTGAAAATGACCCGTTCGCGTTTATCGACTTGGACGACCCGTTCGAACCAGCGAAGAACTACAGCGAAGCCGATTCAAACAAAATCATGGAACGACACAAATTAATTCATGATTTGTTCGAAAGCTATTCGGAACTTTCCCCGTCCGGTCGCGGGCTTCATATCCTATGTAAAGGTTCCGTAGCCCAAGGCCGTAAGCGTGCGCAAGTGGAAGTGTATTCTACGCAACGTTTTATGACCGTTACCGGGAACTTTATTAAGGCGCTTCCAATCGTTGAAAAACAGGAACTGTTAACCGAACTATGGTCGGAAATGAGCAAAGACGTAGCAGTCTATAGCGAGATTCCAGACCAACCGGCTAAAGACACAGACCACGATGTTTGCTCAATGGCATACAACGCTTCTAACGGCGCTAAGTTTGCCGATCTTTACATGGGTAACTGGCAAGTCTATTACAATTCTCAGTCAGACGCTGACTTTGCCCTAATCGACATCATCGACTTCT